CTTATAGCCAGAACATCCGCCACCATGCATGGCGATACGCACGCGGGGGGCATTCCCCTCAGCGGCTGCGATGCGCTTAAGCTCAGTGATCGCTGACTCAGTAATACTAATCACCTTCTGTCCTACTTTACGTAGATCTCTCATTCCCCTACCTGCCTGATCTCTGTCTCACCATCTTCGTTCACAAAAGATTCATGAGCCTTGCCTGTTTCCATTACCTTTTGAAGTAAATCGGACTGTTCTGGTAGCTCCCTCCTAGGTTCTTTCTTGGTGTATTGCGGGCGCTCATCCTTGTCTCGTTTCACGAGCCACACATCATCCATCTTACCGCCCCAGCCCGCATAATCGACCCATGTATCGAGTGGCACGATGCGATAGCCTAGTCCCGCGTAAGCTACTTCTAGTTCATCTAGAATATGATAGACCTCGGGGTCCTTGATGTTGTAATACTTGCCCCTGATATCCACCTCTACACTACCCATATGAGCGTAGCTGATCCCGTCGCCAAGGCTAACCGCTGCTCGTCGGTATTCGCTCGTGATCTTGTCGTGATTGTATTTGTCGCGTGCCGTCTTACTTAGTAGTCGTTTAATCAAAGAGATCATCTATGCTTTTCCTTTTTGCTGGGTGGTATATGTAAGCGCTGTGTGTCCACAGCCTATTAAGAAGGTAGTCCCTACCCTCATGTGTCACTGTTATGGGTGGTGTGATCTTACCCAGTGTGTTTGGGTAGCGTTTCTGTGAGATGACAGCTATCAGAGCTTCATCATCCTCACGAACCAGTATCAATTGTAGCGTTTCACTTGTTGCCACTTGACTTATTCTCTAGGTAGTCCCGGAACGTTCTCTGAAAGATAAGAGCATGGTCCCATGGGATATCAGCGCTGTCAACTAGGTCATCCAACTCAAGAACTGACGATGTGGCTAGGTAGGCTGCCGTCTCATCATCTAGAACCGCCTCGCAGTATCCCATCTTGATTAGATGATGGCGAATCCTATGGCGGAATGTCTTTGGAAGCGACTCTACCATTCCCTGCATCATCTCGCGATACTCCCTATGGAGATACCAGAATGCGTGGGATAACTCGTGATTCATAATCGAGTCTCCGCCAGATTCAAACGTGCCAATCACGTAATAGGGCTCGTCGCCTACTGGCCTGTGGCATTTGATGGTTCTGATTAACCCAGCCTCCATAAAGTCTGGCTCAAACGTCCATATGAATCTATCAGCTACGTCACCGGGGACGTTGAATCCACCCCAGTCATCGTAGTAGGTAAACTCCTCATAGCCAACTCCCGTCCCCATCGTTTTCGCGTAAGCCTTCTTGAACTCATCACGCGTAAAATGCTTACCTCTAAAGCCAGGAATCCCTGACTCATAGAACTCCTGCATCCGCATGAATGCCCTAGCAAGCATTGTCTGGTTGGGGCAGACGACGTGGACTATGCCGGGGAACGGGGTTAGGACTTTCATTTCCCTATGGGTATGTTACAGTGCCCGTGCCAGTTAAATTACTACCCCAGGGGGTTCCGTTAGGATAAAATCCCTGACACCAGTATTTTACCCACGTAAACGTGTCGGGGTCGTCGGGATTCTGCTGAAAGAGATAGTAGTCATTTGTTGGGCTCATACCGGTGCCGTATCGGTTTTTCCAAACACGATAGTATTCCACATTAGAGCCATTGGGGTTGGTGCCGCCAATAGTAAAAATCAAAGACTCGCTAGTTCTAGAGTTAGAGAAGTCAACCTTGGCGGCAAGGCCATTGGCATCACATGTAAACTTGCCCGTCGTAGTAGGACCCTCCTGATAAGCACCCGTGCTGCTTGTTCCGATCGGCTTGACGGTTTCTTGTGATAGCGCTGGGAGCGCAAGAAGAGCGATGGTTGTGATAAATGCTAGTGTGTTCATATTATTTTCTTACTGGCTGCAATAGATCGAAAGTGATCTGTTCTTACTTAGTTGGTGGGACATAATTGTCAAGATGCTCTCCCTTCAGCATCTTCCTGTATTGAATCCAGCCTTTGAAGTTACCACTCCAGGCATTAGGATTGGCGTCAGGGGTCGCAATATGCTCAAATGGACTGAGGTGTTTGCTGCTAAATAGCCTATCATACAAAGCTATGTCTAGGTCGATAGTCGGTGTCTTGTTATCATGCGTCAAGTAAGACACACGAGCACACCTAGCGATCGATGCGCGGATTAGACTGCGCTCGTTCTTAAGATGACTATTCTTCGTGTGTCCCGGAGCGAACCGTTCCTCATCTTGAATATACGGTAGATGCCATTGGCCAGGGTTAAGACGACGGGGTTGACCAGAGTAATACAAGTCCCTCATCTGATCAGCTAGGACTTTGATCTCAGGCTGTGCGTCGGGATGACAACGAAGTGAGAAAAAGTTGTCGAACTCTGTTGCCGTAAGCACTACCGATATGTGTGCCCATGGCTCGGTCATTCGATTAACTACCTGCTTATGTAGCCCCATGCTTTCTAGACCGCGTGCGATAGCTAGAACTCCATCTCTTGCTTCTAGCCATAGCTTTTCACAAGCCTTAGCCTGGAAGGCGTCCATCTCCTTTTCTGCCTGCATACCCTTCTGGTTCAAACCCCAGTGAATAGGCATGGCTGGATTGGTCTCGATGTCATTAAAGAGTCGAGCGGCTGGAATCGCACGGCTAGACGATGCGTTACGACTAAAGAGTCGATGAGTCATCAATTCCGCGTGAATAAACCTAGGGTAACGCAGTTGAAACGTAGTCAACCTAGCCCGTGTTGGGCTGATCGAGTCTTCAATGATTTTTGCTTCGATTGTCATACTTCTCTAATGGAGTTGCTTTCAGGGCTATAGATCATATCGTTGACAATAGCGCCGCCGAACTCGTGGACTTGATAAAAACAGTCAACGTCAAGCTTTTGCTTGCTAGTCATCGTGACACCTAGATTTCCATAGCACCTAGCCATTAAGGAGTCTCTAAGGCTGTCAAAGATGCCAACAATAAAGTGGTGATGTTCGCTTTCGACATGCATCACGAGGACATACTTGCTGTCTTGCTTATCATACTTTTTAGCCAAGTCCTTATGAATAAAGTTACGATGCCCAGGTGCTGGAGGAGGGAGTTCGGTCCAATCTTTATTTACGGATGTCATTTTTAGAACTGACCTGGATTGCCGAACTCCTTAAGCTTGGCGTTGGCGTCCTCTAGGCGGGTATTCATGGTGATCCTTTCTGCCGCTAGGATAAAAGACCTTTCCGTCACTTCATCAAGCTCGACTTGCGTCGTAGCACATTGCTTAAACAAGCCTACTACCTGCTGGTTGGTGAGGTGGACGGTTTCTCCGTCTACATCAATCTTAATCGTCTTATCAAACATTCCCTTCTCCTGTTAGCTTGTATACATCAGCTAGTGTTGTGCCGTTGTGCGTTAGTCGTTTATTGTTATACTCTGCGTTAGTGTTACTAACCCTACGAGTAAGAGCTTCTATCAGAGCGTCCTTGGTTCTTCCATCAGCGACTTGACTACTGAGGTCGTGGATATCTTTTGCAAAATCCTCTATGATCAATTGGCTAGCGGCGAGGTCAGCCCTCGCCTCCTTATGGGCGCTTTCCGCTTGACCCCTAGACCTTTCTGCACGCCGTGCAATACGACGCAGTTCGTCACAACGAAACATGAGGTTGAATCCCATGATGCCTAGTCCAGCCAACACTGATGTCATAATGCCCATCGTTAATCCTATCAGAAGATAGACCATAGCAAAGTTGACTACCATGTAGGCAACTAGATTAGTATAGGAGCTAGTCTTCAGTAGCGGGATCGTCGCCAAAGATCTTGTCGATAAGGTCTTGGGTCTCTTTATATTCTGCTCGTTCTCGTTCGGTATTGTAGTAGACACGTGGTTTTAGAATCTCTGTTGAAATATGACCGCAGGCTGCTTCGCCAGCGTGAGCGCAGACCGAGCTACCGTAGTCCGCCTCTTCACTCTCCGCAGCGTCCAGGAAGACCGCCCTTAGCTCTAAGACCTCTTGCCTAACGAGGCGATTCTCTCGCACCATCAGCTTAGAAAGCTCTGCATACAGGGCGTCTTGCATCCCTACTGGGATCTTAGCGGCGTCAATCGCTTGGTAGATACGTGCTCTAAGCTCGACAGGAAGTGGATAGCTCATACCCCTATTATGTGGCAACTAGGGTTTTTCGTGCGGTTTTTTATCGGCGTTTTATAGCTCCACCATCTCCACTCCAGCCTCATCAGCCATTTCGTTAGCTAGTTGAAAAGATTCCCCCCAACGCTCAAGCTCGTCAGCGCTAGGCTTTGGGAAGACAACACGTTTAATGCCAGCGTTAATCATAAGCTTCATGCAATCAGAGCAAGGAGCTAACGAGTTGTAGGCGGTAGCCCCCACTGTTGACTGAGTTGCGTTTAGGACCGCGTTTACCTCAGCATGAACAACTAGTTTGTATTTAGTAGGGCGATGATTCAGCCTCTCTGGTGTGTCGGCAATCTTACGAGGAAAGCCATTGTAGCCTAGGCCAATTGGGATGTGTCGGTCATTAGCCAACACGCACCCGACTTTGGTTGACGGGTCCTTGCTCCATTTAGAGCCAATGTAATTCGCCAACCCTACAAGTTTCTTGTCCCACTCTTCGCTCATTTTTATCTCTCTTACATGATAGCCAAAGCTTCCCATCTCCCATACTCAGCAAAAGCGTGAGGTTGTGGTAGATAGTTACTTCTTTGAAAGGCTAGGTATTCAGTTGCTAGTTCAGAAGTCTGACCAAACAACGCTGGATTCTCTGCGATCAACTTAATTGCTGGAGTTCCCCATAGTTGTAGTCCGCCGCCCGCGTGCTCGAATAGTGCAGGGTCTAGGTATTGTGCCGGGGTCAATGGGCTACCATCTGGATTCCACTTAACGCCAGCACCGACCTGTGCGTTTAGTAGGGTGGGACCATCACGAGTTGCAAGCCAGCCATGCTCGACAAGGGCAACGCCCCACGCGATCATAAGATCACGCACGATAGGATCATGAGTAGTATTATAGAGTGCGACTACACCAACAAAGCCGAGGGTCTCATTCCACGGAACCCAAGCTTCTACTAGCCCATTAAGGACCCTGTTGTCTAAGACGTGACCCCAGTTCCTAACCGGAGAGATGTTAGCACCATCCCATTGGATATTACATACTTCATGGAATCGATTAAGCATATGCTGCTTGATCTCTTCTCGTCCAGTTAGAAGATAGTGGTTACAGACCGCGTGAGTATTTCTACCAAAGCCACGGGGTGCGCGCTTGTCACAAGTTGACCAGCCTGGATACTCACTAGGTAGCGTCATCCCAGCAAAGTAATGCTCCATCTCTACGTCTGCTTCGTCTTGGAGCATGTAAGAACCGGTGAGCAGCGCAGCCATAGTTAAGAGATTGCTAGAGTGATGCTGGGCGTCCTTACCAAACCAACCATGATGAACATCACCTGGACCCGCGAGGGTTTTACCAAGACGATCTGGTGACACGGACGTATGCCAGTGAGTCTGACCCGACCATGTCACCCATTGTGGGTGGCTTGTGTGCCTTACTGGACTAGCGTCAGCTTCATAATAGTGTCCTGGTCGCTTCGTATCTTCAGTAGCCATAAACAGGTAAGCATCTAGCAACTCAGCAGCTCCAAGATACAATACTTCGCCACCTTCGATACAACCGAAGTCTCGCTGCGCACCAGTTTGTCCAGCGGTCTTAGCCAAACCTAGAAGATACGAGTCCCAGGGGTTACCATTGTCGTTCATGTAAGAACTAAACGTATGATAGCGGGTATAGACATGACTCCACGGGTTATTACCCTGTGGTGGCTGGATTATACCGAACGAAGCGTATGCGTTGGTGTCCTTCCACGAGGTAGACATACCATACAGTGGGAAGTCAAGGGCAGCTAGACCGTTAGATGCTTGGAATGTATCAGTAAGGTCGATAGCTGGCATCAGCTCGCCATACCATACCTGCTTCTGTCCATCACCAAAGTAGCTATTCATAGGCATGAGACGGAAGTCAGCATGCGGCTCTAAAGCCTCTACGCCACGCCTTCTCATCCCACGGACATTCATTAGGTTCCCACCACCAGAGAGTAGGCGGATATCCTCAAACGGATAGGAGTATAGCGTGTTGTCTGGGTTAGACCCAGTGATCGCCAATTCAAACTTGATGAGCTGTTGCTGTGACGATATGTAATACTTCATATCAACCACAAAGTTACCCATGCGGTGACGAGACTGATAGACCCCACGTAGTCTATTGTGCTCTAGAAGCGTTACATCTCCAGTAAACTGAGTCCACTCCCAGTTGCCATTTACCTTAATACCTAGCCTGGGGGAGTTGGCACCGGCAGTGTCAAGAACTGCTTGATGAATTCGGTATCTCGGCTGGACTAATAGCTGACCGTCAACTAGGTTATGAACTTGTGTTGTCTGTCCTGGAATCGTAAGCCGAGCCAGTAGCCTAGCGTAACGGACTGTCCCGTCGTCCCACCTAGCGCCAAAGGGCTCAACAAGGGAGTCAATTTGTTCCCCCGCGCTGTCCTCTAAGACTAGGGGTGACTGTCCATCCCATTCGCCAGTGGCAAAGTCTACGGTAGCATAAGCCACCTCTGTTCGATCAAAGTTGGATAGATTAGGGAAACGGATTTGCTTGTTGATCATATGATCGCCTCGATGGATATTTAGTTAAATCTCACAGATGTCGTTACTACAATACTTCTCCCCCTCCGCCTCTCCGCCACGTAACGACGCAAGTCGTAGCTTCTTCAAGCCTGCAACATAAAGATCAAAGTCTTCCTTTTCGCATTTTTGATAGGGGGCCTGTTCATACTTATGGTCTTGTAATGGCAAGAAGCTTAGTGTCTTAACGTAAGGAGCGTGATACTCAATAGCGCTCTTCAGGTCGGGCACTTCTTCTGGCTTGAATGTCACGGTGATACTCACAGAGTTATCAGACCACTTGTCCTGCATTTCACGAGCTAGACAAAGCTGCTCCCACAGAGAGATGTCGAACTTACTCTTAGTGAAGTTCTTCTCTTTGACTGGGAAGTAGACAACTAGCGATCCACCAGCGGCGGCGAATCCATCCAGCGTATCCTGACTAACCTCTTCGATCGTTAGTCCAACACGCCATGCCGTATCTTTATTTACAGCAATAACCTTCTCATAAACCTTTTGGTCTGTTGCAGAGAATTCAATGCGGTAGTTAGCAGTAGACAGCTTGGCAACCAGAGGATGCATTGCAGCGATCCGGAAGGTGCGCCAGTAGTATTCAGAGTGAGTGCAATGAACACCTGGAGTAGCGCCAGCTAATAGCGACACCGTGCCACTTGGCTTGACTGTTGTCACCTTGATAGAGGTAGGAATACCCAACCAGCGTGAATATACTCGATCCCAGTGCTTGACTACGTCATATCCCTTATCGCAGAAGTCACTGAAGAACTTGGCTGATCCAAACTTCTTTAGCGCTTGCTGAATACCTGACATGCTAAGCCCAATACGACGATTGCTTAACATAACCTGATTAGTTAGGGCATTATGCGTTGGGATCAACGTAACGGTCTTCGCATACATAAATGCATACTTGAGCGTCTCGTGATACTCTTCAACAGTCTCGTGGTTAGCGGGGAATGTTTCAACTAGACAGCATAATTCACCATGCTTAAGACTTTGCTCAGCACAGGGATTAAATCCATCTACATCATCAAAGCGACTGCTTGTTTCCGGCATCCAACCATCCTTAAGTCTGCCATAGTGGCGCGCATTCTTAAGAAAGATGAGTCCAGGCTCTCCATTCTTAGCGATAGACTCAACCGCATTCTCAAATGTGCTGTCGGACGTTACGAAGATAGAGTTGTTCGACGCCCAGCGACGATCCATTAGCTCCTTAGAGAAGCGCTCAGGGTCTTTCATTTGGACGAAGTCCAAGTCATCCTCTTCACCAATAGCAATCTCGGCTCCGCGACGCACGTTTCCGCTCACTACAAACTTACCGATGAAATTCATTACGTCGGTAATACCAACAGACGTTAGTGTCTGACCCGCAAATCCATCTAGAAGAATACGGATAGACTTCAACCCCTCTTTAAGTGGCTCTGGTCCACATGCAATACCACCAAAGCCACGAATAGGCTCGCCAGCCTTGCGGATAAGATGGAACTCGAAATCAACGCGCTGCTGACCCGCCCTAGAATACGAGTCTAGTAGCAATTTGACAGCCTCAACCCAACCCTCTCTGGTATCAGGGATGGTGTAGGTGACCCCATCATCTTTGGGCTTGTGGATAGTGGCCTTGCCCGCACCCTTTACGTCAAAACCTACACCGACACCGAGCATCATCATATCAGCACACCAAACGAATGGCATGGAGAACTCGCGATGGATGTCCCTTGTGCTAATGAAGCCACAGTTCTGTAGCGCGGCTGATCCGATCTTCTCTACGACTGGTGAGCCCATGATCCATAGACCACGTCCGGGTGGTAGGAACTTGAATTCCCACATCTTCTGAAACATCTTATGTGCGGTAGCCTGAGCCTTTTGAGGAATCCACTCTAGCCCTACCTGCTTGCAGTGCTTTAGCTGAATGTTGAAGATGCCCTCAACTACACGCTGACAAGTCTCCCAATACTCTTCTTGCTGTCCATTAGTTTTCTTCCTGGCATACTTAGTCTTGTAGACAAAATATGACAGATCTCCAAAGCCCCATTCTGGTTGCTTTCCTTTATACTGACCAATGAATAGGTCGGATAATCTAAACACTTACTCTCCCTGTTCTAGCCTTTTCGGCGTAAAGATGTTAAACTCAGGAATACTCAACTTTGATCGAAGAATCTTCTCTGCTATGTTTTTTGCGCCTGCGAAAGCAAGTCCAAATTTATTGCGCCCGTGAGCGGCGTTAATGTAATGATTCTCGAAGTGTGGAATCTCTCCCATAAGCGGAAGACCATCCTCCATCTCGGTCTCAATGTAAGTCCATGCGTGAGTAACCTCCATATGGTTTGTAATAGGGATACTATTCATCATGGTCTTATCTAGCTGGCCTAGCACTCTCTCATTAAACCCAGTGTCATCAGTGATGCCAACCTCTGGATCCTTCGTAAGTCCGTTCTTACCACCGGTCATAATTACAGAACGGTTATGGATCCTGACCGAGTCTAGTCCACGGTTTAGTTCTACTGGCATGAGAGGTAGCGGCATGTCATCTAGATCCATAGATAGAGGTTCTGTGCGGATAACCTGCTCGCGACGATGGATCACTGTTTCTTGGATACGATCCCATGGTGCGGTATCCGTAGATGTGTGAATGATCTTACCTGCGGTTAGGACGTGACCGTTCGACAAGTGGAGCTGCGGGCCAAACTCCTCTGATGTTTCAGCGCGCTTAACTCTAGTGCCATAAGCCATCCATACGTTATTCTTACGCATCAATCGTGCCAACTTATTAGTAAAGGCAAACGGATCAAACATCCCCTCACCAGGAACGAATAGAGAGCCCTTAACATGAGGGACAACCATTACGTGCTGTGACTGACTGTGGTCAAATCGTGCGGGGTAGTATCCCCACTTACGTAGTAGTTCAAAGCTTTCATCTAGCTCAACCAACTCTTTAGCGGTAGATGCCATGCGGAGGCCACCATTAAACTCTGCGTCGCAATCAATACCACGCTCGATAAGATCCCGGAGAGCGATGTTGTTCTTTGAGCTGTAGTTATACAGCTTCTTCGCCGTGTTTTTACCCAATAGGTCCGACATGTATCTAGCCGGGTGGTTACTACCAAGATAGACACTCCCATTCATTCGACCACTAGACTTGAACCCCGGGTAGGAGGCTTCATCAAGCACTATGACGCGCAAAACCTTCTTATTCTTCTTCGCTAAGCGAGTAAGCCAGTAGGCTGTGCTGATGCCACTAAACCCAGCACCAATGATAGCCACGTCAGCATACTGTGGTAGTTGCGTTTGGAATGCAAAGTCAGGAGCCGTATTCTCCCACCAAAAACTATACTTCTTTGAGGTCGCACCCATATTAATTTAGTGAAAAGTCCTTGTGATCTGTATCTCTATCATCGTCAGCGGCCTCTTGCTTTATCATTGCCTTAGAAAGCTTCCGAAGGTTTTCTCTTACAAAAACTTTGTCTTGTTGTTGGTATCTACTTACACAGAATGTGCATGCCTCAAGGTGTCTTTCACTGCCACGAACAGCTACGGTCTCTTGACTAGGTTGCGTTATGCTACCATCACTATTCACATACTTACCAAGACGCTTCTTATTACATGCAGGGCAGTCAACCATCCTGATTGTTGGGATACCATTACTGCTGTTGTTTACGCTGAACATCTTTCCTCCATTATACACTAATCATTTGCCGGTAGAACCAAATCCACCAGCGCCACGAGTTGTTTCATCCGGATCCGGATACTCATACTCAACTTCATCTTCTAGCTCGTGAATTTTTACGATACGAGCTTGCGCGATGCGGTCGCCAGCCTTGACCAAGTAGTCTATACCGCTGTGGTTATAGAGCAAGATCTTAATTAAGCCACGATAATCAGAGTCGATCTCACCAGCCTCTACAGTGACTGCTTTTTTGGCAGCCAGCCCCGAACGGGAACGTAACACCAATGCATATCCTGGAGGTATTGAGGCAACTACCAGTGAATTTATGAGGGCGCTACCCACGCCCAGAATGGGGTCATGCTTGGGGATGACGATAGTTTCGGGTGAGACTAGGTCAAAAGCCATAGAACCGACAGTCACGCGGACAGGGATTAGGTCATCCCTATTCTCTGGCACATGCCAGGTAATGCGCGGTGCGGGTTCTGGCTTATTACTTGGCCAGAACCACCCCATCCTATTCCTCTACTCCGAACCCCAGCATACGGGTGAGTGACTCGCGAGTAAAGTGAGCGAGGATACCCAACTCTTCTGCGTTAAGGAACATCTGAACACGTTGTGTGCTTCCCCCGGCAGTGCGACTCAACTTAAAGCCGAAGTTAGGCTCACCGTTGTATTCCCCAGCATTGATCTCAAGCACGCTAGTGATTTGCTTCTCTGGTTGGCTATGCAGGCACTTAGCCTGACTCTTCCGACCATTAAAGAGAGGTAGCAGCTTAGCAATATCTGCTACTCCGATCTTAAATACGATCTTGCCGTTCCAATCAAACTGATCCTTTGCGCCAATCGCAAGCTTCGGACCTCTCTGATTTGCCGCCTCTAGGAAGATAGCCTTCTTGACGGGATCGTAAGAGAACTGAATAGCCGCACCGGCATCATCCTTCTTTAGCGGCTTGTAAACATTCCAGTGTGGCTTCTTGCGATATGCCCGATTCTGTGTGTCATCATCTCGATTTTGCGTGTCACTCATAGCTTCTTACCCTTCTTTTTTGCCTTCTTCTTTAGATCGTTAAGTATACGAAGCGCCTTACGGGCTTCTCCCGTAGTCAGCTTCTCGACAGAGAATACCTCTCTGGTGGTAATCCCCTCTAGTAATTCCTTCAGGGATAACTCAAGACCTGTCAGTATCTTATCGATAAGCTTTGCTTGTTCAGCCTTAATTGGACTATCATCATCTGGCGCTAGCTCTTCACCAGCATCCTTATCCACGATCTCTTCCGCTGCGTGAGCTGCAATGCCAAGAACCTTACGCAAGCAACGCGCCTCCGCACGAGCTGATGCTACCGCTGTTGGGAAAAGCGCTAACTCTTCACAGTTAGAATAAAAGGCGTCAGCCGAATCAGAGAACGTCCTGCCATCCTTCAGAGTGATATTGAAGGTCACGGATGCCATCGGAAAGTTATGCGTTGCGATCTCTTCATGCACGGACATGACATCATCATCTCCATTCTTACTTGTTAACTCTTGAATGTGTTCCCGTGGCACAATTATGAGTTGATTAACCTTGCTCTCTTCTTTTAGGATGAAGGGTTTGGCTAAGCGTCGCAAGCCATGTAGTCGTGGAGCTGGCCCCTTAGCTGAATTGAAGACCTCGCCCTCCTTGAGCTTACTCATCCAGTCCTCTGTGTCTAGGTCTGGCTCAATTTCAGGAGTCTCCTCAACAACTTCCTCCGCAGCTTGTTCTTCGATTACCTCGTCGGTTGAAACAATTTCTTCGGTGATAGGCTCATCCAGTATGATGTTGTTAACATCCACTTTCTCGCCGTCCTCTTTAGTTTTGTTCAACATACCAGACTGATGCTCTGTCATCTTCACCTATCTCCTTAATCGCTTGTTCGATTTTGTCAATTCTCAGTTGGCTAAGTGGACCATTATTATCCCGCACTCGTAAAACGTTGTAACCCACTGCATTGATCATGTCATCCTTGCGGGTATCGCGTTCCTGTTGTTGGGCAAGATGCTCCTCTCCATAGATAGGCAGGAAGTGTGTGGGGCCGTCAACTTCAATAGCGATACGTTCCTTTGGTAGACCTAAGTCTACTTCAAAATCCTTACCGGTGGTATAGTTAGTTGACCTCTCTTCTACTGTGTATCCTCGCTTACGAAGCTCTTCTGCAATGAAGCGTTCTAGACGAGAGCCTTGACCTTGCGCCTCCTTAGCCTTGCTGGCGAGACCCTCCATCATTAGCTTTCGATCTTGTTCAGACATACCAGCCCACTTGCGCTGCCATGCTGATCCGATCTTGCGTTTGACTTCGTCACGCTGTTCGTCATCTAGAGATTCCCAGAAGTCACCTAGACTATGAGAAATCTTCTTCTTGGTTTCATCCGTATGCTTACGACCCTTCATTTGATGGTCGTGCTCTTTTAGGAAGTTCTTTTGTGCCTCGCCCTTAGATCGAGCGGTGATACCCACCTTTTTCATAAAGCGAGATAAGGATGCCAGGGGCACCTTCATCTTTTTAGCTGTGGCACGCATACTTAATCCCTCTTCGAGATAGAACTCGCGCACAATCTGTTCGTTGATTTCAGCCATTATGGTCTCATTAGGTCTGGGTCCATATCAGGAACTAATCGCTTGACTTCATTCATGATATCCACCGCCGTGCCACCAAACCTACGTTGTAGATGAGAGACTCCATGTGGCGCGTTCTTCTTAAAGTCGCGAATGTCCGCCAGTGCAATGCGGAAGCTGGTCTTACCAGTCGCGGGATCTAGCCCCTCAGAGATTAACTGACGGAGGCGATCCTCTTTATTCTTTCTCTGAGCAACGTCTCGACGGGTTGTCATGGTGGCGTCAACGTCCTCTGGCGACTTGACTACCTCCTTCATAGCTTCCTGTTGATCAACTAGCTTCTGCTCTGCCACTGCGTGGTCTGTAACACTCTGTGCTTGACGTTCCTGCTCGTTCTGTGCATGGGCACTATCCAGTTCGGCAATCACTCCTGAGTTGACTAGGGACTTCGCATCCTCAATTGACCTAATATCGAATGCGGCCAGCACTCTACGAACCTCTTCAACTGACACATCAAATCGATTCGAAAGATAATGAGCGTCGCCAATATCGGCATACATCTTCACTAAACTGACTGCACTCTTCGTGGTTAGCTTATTGGAGGCTGCGAGCAACTTATCGCGCAACGCATCTCCCTTACCACGGTTCCATGCATCAATCTCGCCTTGCTTGATCTCTGGCACTTCTTCGTGATTTAATCGCTTCTTGTCGTTCATCAATATCCTCCTATTCTATTATGTGTCTACTTGACGAATTCGTCCTTCATTTTTACCCTATCAACTACTCCTTCTCGCAGACAGTCGCGGTATACCATACTATACACTAAGTCTTGGAAGTCGTGTTCGGGGGTCCAGCCTAGCTTGTTGTGTGCTTTGGCTGAGTTGCCAATCAGAACATCAACTTCCGATGGGCGAACAAACTCTGGGTTAATGGTTACGTATTGGCTCCAATCATCAATACCGACAAAGCCGAAGGCAAGATCTAGGAAGTCTCTGATGCGATAAGTCTGCCCCATAGAGATTACAAAATCCTCCGGGTCCTTTTGTTGTAGCATCATCCATGCTGCGCGCATGTAGTCTTCTGCATGCCCCCAGTCACGATAGGCATCTAGGTTACCAAGTTCTATAGTGCTCTTCTCTCCTGTTAGGATACGCGCAATGCCATCAGTGATCTTACGAGTCACAAACTCAATGCCGCGATAGGGAGATTCATGATTGAACAGGATGCCGCCGACCGCGAACATGTCATAAGCCTCTCGGTAGTTACGCACCAACGAATGGGCTGTAAGCTTAGCTACGCCATAAGGTGAGCGCGGAATCATAGGAGAGTTCTCATCCAGAACCTTCTCGAAGACCACACCTTTCTCTGGCCTATCCTTACCTAAGATAGCCGAGTTACCGAACTGCTCTGAGCTACCCGCTTGATAGAAGCGTGTCTTTGGAGAGAACTGTCGAACGGCTTCTAGACAGATAGCAGCGCCTTGACCGGTGATCTCTAAGGTAGAAAGCGGAGACTTGAATGAGTGCCACACCTGACTTTGTGCTGCGAGATTGTAGAAGAATTCTGGCTTGTATTCAACGACGATGCGAGCAATTGATGACAAGTCTGTGATGTCACCCGCCTCAATAATAAGATGTCCATCGGCGCAAAACTTCTCATATCCTGGAATATCTGTTAGCCGCCATCCAGTGGATGAGCTAGTCCGGCGCTGGATGCCAACAACACGATGTCCCTTCTCTAATAAGAGCTTAGCGAGGTAAAAGCCATCTTGTCCATAAATTCCAGTAATGATTGATGTTGGTTGATTCATAATACCTCGTTCTCCTGTGCCCACTTGTAGCTCCGGTCTAGCATTACATCTAGACTAGTTTGAGCTGTAAAACCAAAGCCGGTTCGCGCACGACTCACGTCGAGACAACGCCTCGGCTGTCCATTGGGTTTGGTCTTGTCCCAGATGGTTATGCCTTCATATCCGACTACCTTCTTAATCTTCTCGGCTAACTCCAGGATCGTTACCTCTCTACCCGTGCCAATGTTTACAGGCTCCTGATCATCGTGTAGTAATGTTGCGCGGAGGATCGCATCTGCGCAATCGCCCGCATATAGAAACTCTCGTGACGCAGACCCGTCACCCCACAACGTTACGCTAGGTGCGCCGCTGATCTTTGCCTGATGGAACTTCTTAAGCATCGCAGGAATGACGTGACTACTTTCGTCCTTAAAGTTATCCCACTCTCCAGCCATGTTAACTGGGATGAGAAAGATTCCGCTAAGCCCATACTGGGCACGGTATGCCTTAAGCATCTCTAGCTGCACACGTTTGGCGATACCATAGGGCGCGTTAGTCTCCTCGGGGTAACCGTTGTATAGGTCTTCCTCCTTGAACGGAACCTGGGTGTGCTTGGGGTAACTACAGACAGTGCCGATACCAACAAACTTACATTGTGGTAAGACGCATCGCGTTTCCTCAATAAGGTTAGTGGTCATCATCAAGTTATTATAAAGGAACTCTCCTGGCTTATTTTGATTGATTCCAATACCACCACATTGAGCAGCTAGATGAATAATAATGTCTGGCTGCTGCTTAAACAGATAGGTGTTGATGTGATCCTGTTCCAAAAGATTAAGCCGTGAACGAGTTGGTGTTAGAATCTTGATATCAAGTCTTGCTCCATTAGTGCCTCCTTCACGATACTCCTCTAGAGCCTTAACGACGTGATGTCCCAAGAAACCGCCAGCGCCAGTCACAAGAATGGTTGAATTATCAGCTATCACCGTTCACCGCCTTAATGATGATGTCTGACATAGCGTCGATATCAGAAAGTTCTAACTCAGGATGCACTCCGACATAGAACCCCTGACGATTGATCCTTTCGGCGTTAGGAAACTCCGTCTGTAACGTGCTGCCGAAATACTTCTGCACGACAGGCTGGGTGGTGATAGGCATCATACGCCTGACTTCGATACCACCATCGTTAAGCTCGCGAATGATTCTGTTGGCATCCATCTTTTCACCTAGCAGGATTGGGTATACCATAAAGGTGTGACCATTCCTATCGGGAAGGTCAACGCCACGAACCCTTAGGTCGTGTAAGCGCTGCCGGAAATTCTCAGCGTTCAGCTTTCGCTTCTCGTAAAGCTCATCCCTGCGCTCAATCTGAGCCTTTGCTAGGGCTGCTGGAACATCACTCCACTTCATGGAGTGTCCCCAGATATCGAAGTGGAACTTGTCAGCAATCTGATGGATGTTCTCATTACCAAATCTAGCACTACGACCATGGTTGATCAACTTCCAGCAGTGATGGTCGAGCGCTGAGTCATTAGTCATAATGACACCACCACCACCGGCAGAGATCAGGTGATTGCTAAAGAAGGACGTAGTGAGAATATGTCCTCGACCTATGCCAGGAGCAAACGTTGACTCACATGCATCTTCCACGACCCACACATCATGCTTCTCACATACGTCGAACACCTTAGGACTACAAGCCTTGCCAAACAGGTGAACAGGAACTACAATGTCTACTGGTCGACCAATATTACTGGCGTCGTTCAAGACATTCTGTAGACTGGCAGGACACATGTTAGCGGAAGGTAGTTCTACATCGACTAGCACGATATCACATCCGGGTAGGACAGCGGCAGCTAGAGTAGAAATGTATGTGCAAGCTGGCACTGCGACTAGTGGCCTACGCCCATTATTAGCGAGGCGCGTTTCTACGATCGCTTGGATTGCTACGTGAATAGCGCTCTGTCCTGAGTTAAGTGCTAGCCCATGCTTCATACCATGTAGTCGCGCCGTTTCTTTCTCGACGTGATCTACGACAGGACCGGGAGAAATAAAGTTTGCGCTCAATACATCCATGACGTAACGCTTCTCTAATTCTCCTATGCTTGAACTTCCTAGTGTGAAACGTTTCATCGTGCTTTGTAGTCCTTAAGGTCCGGTTCTTTAATGATATCAGCGTCTTTACCCAAGATGGCTTCTGCCGCCATGTCACCTAGAGAAGCGATAAGACGCGGGCGCACCTTGCCATTCCAGTAGTCAATCTTACGCTTGATGGCACCGATCTCTTCGTCGGATAGTTCTTCTTCTCGGGCTGCATTTTCAAGCATGAATAGCTTAACGTGAGTGATCATCAGACGTTCTATAGCATAGGTCATCGTGACGGGGTGCTCTGTAATAGACTCCCCCCTCATTTCAGCCATACGGGTTGTAAATTGTTTTGACCTTAAGAAGTCATACAGATATTGGTCAATGTCTTTCATTCTATGTATCCCTCAATTAGATCACTTATGACTGAAACACTGGGCGCGGGGCACAATTCCAATACTTTGTGATCACTTCTTAGTCCCATTGCTTTGATCCCCGTCTTGTTAAGTGGGAAGTCTCTGCTGTGTAGTTTAATGATTGGCGTATTACCCGCACAGGCTAAGGCGACCGCGCCGCTGTCTAGCCCCAGCCAAAGATCGCTAGCTCCAATGAGATAAGACCACACTCTGTATGGCATACCCCGCGCATCAATAGCGCCATCAGGAATAGGTTCGTTGGGTGCCCCGGTGAATACTGACTTGATTCCGCGAGACTCTAGTTCTGCTACTAGTAGCTTGTAGTTCTCAGGTGACCATACCGGACTAGCTGCGTAACTAATGTGGTTGACGGTGATAAACTTGTCTTCTGGCTTGGCGATGTTATTAGCGTGTAGGAAGTCTGCCGTTGCCTGATGGTCGGCGGGGGTGCATTCCAACACGATCTTACGATCGATTGGTGGTTCCAACCCAGCATTACGTGCCCTTAGCGAGATGAAGTCTTCGCTGGGGCGCTCATAGAAGTTGCTTTGGCGTGGCCAGTATTGCAGATCGTAAACCTTGGAGTATTCCTGAGTGGCATAAACGCGGATTATATCGTCCATGATATATTCTGCGTCTTGACGGCTGTCGTGTCCTTCGGGGAGTGTGAACTTAACCACATGATTGACATCAGGGTTGGTCTCAACCACCTCTGCAAACTTATCTCGGATCAACCAAGAGATATCTGCCTCCGGATGCATGAGTCTTATCTTACGAACGATAGGAGTGGCGTATAGCACGTCCGCCATAGCGCCCCAGGCAATGATCCCGATGGTTTCTTTAGTGCTTGTTTTTTGAGTCATTGTGGCTTTTTATTGGGGTCAATGCGTGCCTTTCGAGTCACTACGGTATACATCTATTATGTGTCCGTATCCGTTTTTCGTGCGTCTTTTTTGACGTAGCCTGCCAGGGTTAAGAGGAAATTAATGTCATCCACGACATCCACCATACCCGGCGCATCCTCATCCTCATTATACCGTTTGTTGATCTCTTCTAATACATCCTGAATTATCACACACTCCTGATCGATGAACTATCTAGTCTCCATAAAGCGCACAACTCTAACAGTCGATGAAATTTATGTCCTGCCATAATAGCCTTCTTCCAAGTTTCAAAGTCAGGGCTTTTTCCATCGGTCTTAACATCCGAGCGAGAGAAGCCACCGATAGTCTTAAGAACCTCGGGGCGATACATCATGGTGGTATGCCCTAAACAGTTCTGTCCCTTGTCAATTATGCAATGCTTAATCTGATCATGCGTGGTGACATCTACGTTAGGCTCATTAGGTTCTACGTAATTTAGCTCAAGCATTTCTGGCTTGGGATCTCCATAGAACCCGACCATTCTAGTCCCTAGGAAGTCAGTATCCGGATTGGCATCTAGAAACTCAGACTGTAGAAGCAGGCGATCAGGGTGGATGATGTCATCTAAGTCATGATGAGCCATGAACTCAGTCTCAACCTTACTAGCCGCGAAGTCAATCACCTCACCAATTACCGGCGCGCTCTTGAATGAGTAAGAGGCCACCCTAAAGAACAAGTCATCACTCAGGCAGCTCAGATCCTTGTTGAATTGAGCCATGCTCTCTGGAGTATCCCATTCCCAGTTGTGGGCAACGAACACAATGTCAAAGTCACGGAACGTTTGCTTCTGTAGCTGTTCAGCCCAGAATGGAATCCACTTCCTATGAGCCTCGTGACAATAGCTTACTACTGTTAGTTTAGTCATCTAGAACCTCAAATTCATCGTAACCACAAAGCTCCTCGTCTTCATACTTTACACCAATAGGCTTATTAGCTTCGGAGCTAGGGTTCTCACAGGTTCTGATTCCTGAGAAGATCCCCATTTTAACATGCTGGCTACTGCAATCCTCAACTAGCTTACACTCTGTTCCTTTATCGAACCAAGTGCCGTCTGAAATATATCTCACCATGTTATATGTCTCCAAGTTCTACCAGTCTTAATATCACTAATGCTAGATTGAGATACATCGAATTGACGAGCAATAACAGATGTTTTCTCTCCGTCTAGGATTAAAGATTTGATTTTCTTTACTGTTTGTTTAGTAAGTTTACTGTTCGCATTTCGCTCTCCGCGATGAACCTCTCTTAGTCGTTCACGACATTGATCGGATACTTTTCTTCCGATACCTGCTTGGCTGATCTTTCTCTTTGCAGATTCGGTATGGGTTTTTCCAGACATGGGGTGATTCTCAGAAATTTCAAAACGCTGTTTGGCGGCTCTGCTCATCCTCTGTTTTGATTCTTCTGACACCACACGACCTTGAGCCTTTTGGCTTATGACTTGTTTAGTCTTATTGGAATGAGTCTTCCCCGCCATCCCCGGAGGTCGTCTTGCTTCTCGGCTAATATTGTAACCCACCCTGTCAAAGCGATCATCACGTCTAGATGCAAACAATAACCCATTTAGGTAATGCTGCTCGCGGTCAATACATTGTTCGGGTTTACATTCCTCTAGTATCTCAAAAACAAACGCCTCGTGTCCGTATTTATTCCAAGCATTCTGTAACTTGAGTGAATGATGCTTATTCGTTTCAAGCAATCTTCGATGCGTATTCCATCTATGATTAAACCCTCTTTTGCCTGCGGCGCTCCCGACGTATCTCTTGTTGCTAGCTAGATGTCGTATTTGATATACTCCTGTTTTCATGTAGTATTCTACACTAGCCAGAACTCCGAAGAGATGAATTCTTTTAATCTAGTTGTCCATAGGTGCTCCTCTCGTTTTAGATATGCACGATCAGCCATATCTTGCCGCAGTGCGTCATCATTAACGTAATTACGGATCGAATCTGCAAGATCGATCATATCAACTTCTACAAACTCCTGTCCCGGAACGTAAAGCTCGTTGAAGTCTTGAGTCTCAAAGTGCTTTGTTGCCATCATGAATGCGCCACATCCCATTAGTTCAAAGTCGCGCCCCTTGATCTGACCATGCTGTTCGCTTCTAGAGCACCAGCGGAGATTAAGGTTGACCTTACTCTGATTGAAGATAGAGTTCATTTCTCGATATGATGGTCTATGATGGTTGTCTGGATGCTCCGGCCAAAAGAACCCGAATACATCAACCTTGATTCCGGCACCTCTAAGCTGAGATATCACACGCTCTCTAATTCCGTGTTTTTGTCCAATAAAAGTCACATCGTATTTCTTATCGCAGTCCTCTTTTGAGGAATACTCCGGGATGCCGAATGGCATACAGTAAGATCGAACCCCCTCAAGTAACAACCTCGGCATCATATGCTGCGCGGGAGTAATCGTATGAGTATCGTAACCTTCGGTTACTCTCGACATTACAAAGCGATCACCAGCAGGATGATCGTAACGAAGGTGAAGATCAGGATGAAAGCTAACAATAGGTGTGCCTCCTTCGATGATTTGTCTAGCTTGCGGTAAATGAATCCCCAAGGCATGCGTCACTGGAATTTGAAAGACTAGATCAACATCTTTGGCGATATTGACTAACCTATCAAGCCCCTTTGGAGTTGACTGCTGGTCAACCCAATGTGTCTGTAGCTCAATCAGTCCCTCATCTGCTAGTTTTTGCCATGATGGAAATACGCTAGCTTTTTCCCATGATTCATTTACTGCATTATTATTCTCATCGAATTGCAATACTCCATTTTGACCAAACTCTGCATTGATAGAAACAAACAAGACCTTCATTATTCTTCCTCGACTAACTTAAGATGGATCCGGTAAAACTTGCCGTCAATCCGAACGCGCATACCAGACTCAAGGTTTTTGAATGTTCTAGCCCTTAGGTCATCAAGCAACCAACCGATATGCTCATAGTCATCTAGGTCTAGTATCTTGTCACGATCAAAGTCTTTAGCTAGGTGAAACGTAGCGTCCTCTTCATTCTGGTCCTTACCAGCAGGAAACCTTTGGGCGGCAATTTCATTGATGTTAGCCATAAATAGATGAACCATGTTGGTGACCCCCGCATGGTATAAACCCCCTCCGGTTGACTCTGGAGGCACATCAATCTTTGATTGCCAAAGTATTCTACCGGTGTCAACACCGTTATCGATACGATGAATCGTTACTCCGAATGGTGTCCCATCCATGATAGACCAGTAGTATGGATACTTCCCACGGTTGTAAGGCAGTAGTGAGGGATGGGTGTTGATGACGTTGATCACATGCTTTTGCAATAGCTTAAGGATATGTGGCCACCAAAGACACACGATGGTTGTCACCTCCCTGTCCTGAGCCAGTTCTAGTAGTCTTTTCTCGCTACGATATTGGAGAAGCGGGACTACACGGTTCTTGCACGTAGTCTTGATGGCGTTCCTGTTAGAAACATACTTGGTAGTATCATTGCCAATCTTGCAGACAAAACCTACTCTTTCAGGAAACCTATCGGTGAACACCTCGGCACAGTGTCGTGCCGCTGCCGTGTCACCACATAGAAATGCGATCTTACCCATGCTTCTTACCGATAAATGCCATCTGTGGATGATGACGTTCGTAGATGATAGCGGGAGACTCTCGATACTCACAATATGACATCGTCTTCTCGATGTAACCCCACTCATCCTCTGGGATGACATCCACCTTCGTAATGGGAATACCAGCCTCGATCTGCTTGATGATGTTCCTTGTTGGTGTGACCTTGGACTTATTGTATAGGTTACCATCCCACCAGTTCTCTCCAGTGATAATGTCCTCTATGATATACACGCCACCACCACTTAGCCAGTGAAACAATACACCCCACGCAACCTGCATGTCTTTCTGGTCGTGACTACCATCGTCGATGATGATGTCAAACTTATCATCTGCCGCAAAGAAACTACCAAGCTTAATGGAATCGCCAGTGTCTACTAGATAAGTTGAGATGCGATCGTTATCCAACATCCCAGGTAGCTCATACTGACGCGTGATATCCAAGCCTGTCACACTAGCGTTAGGAAAATACTCAGCCCACATCCTAAGAGATGAGCCCTTGTTAGTTCCGATCTCCAAGATATTCAGAGGTGCGTCGCGCTTGAACCCCTGACGTTTGAAATACTCTAGATACAACGCTAGGTATTCGTTTTGCCCTGCCTGCTTGTCCGTATCGAACTTGCGGGCAAGGGCTTCTAGATCAGTTAGGCTGTGTTCCATTAGTGATATCTATTGCGATCTTAAGCATATCTACTACTCGGTCAACGTCTTCATTTGTGACACCAAGGTGGATAGGCAGTGTTAGTAATTCATCCGACAGCTTGTGAGCTACGGGGCAGGTATCCATACCATGTCGATACATGCGATAATGAGTGTTGTCGACGTAATGCACACCTGGATAGATATCCATGTTGTTTAGTTCTACCAAAACCCCGTCACGGTTTGGAATGCTGATTTGAAATAGGTGACCAGAATGTTCCACAAGCGACAATATCCCAGGCTCGTTATGGATTTTGACCCCGTTGAGCTTTAGCTTCTCGCTATACCTACGTGCGATCTGGCGACGACGGAGGTTATCCTCATCTAAATACTTAAGTGCAACTAGACCTAGTGACGCCATGATTGAGTTGCCGTGATACTTGAATCCCATCTCGGGCACATCATACTTCCACTTGTAGTCGCCCTGCATGCTGCTGCGAAGATAAGTATCCTTGTCGATACCAAGCCAAGCTAATTTGCGCGCCTTGGCATCGAACTCAGCATCTTGAAAGCAGATCATTCCTCCGTCAGCAGTCGGTAGGTTCTTAACCGCCTGAAAACTGAACACTGTCACATCAGCTTCGTGCCCCACGTGACGACCACCTATCTTGGTGCCAGCCATGTGTGCAGCATCAAGGATTAACTTTAGTCCCTTGCGCTTACATAGTGCTCTTATTTCATCTAGCTGTCCTGGACTCCCACCGACGCCGACATACATTACTGCTCGCGTTCGCGGCGTGATCTTAGCTTCGACCGAAACCGGATCCAAGCACAGAGTATTAGGGTTAATATCAGCGAATGAGGGGAAGAGCCGTTCATATAGAATGGCATGATTGGTTGACACAAAGGTTAGCGGTGTGGTAATGATTTCATCACCGTCTTGCCAGCCGTATGCGTCCTTAAGGATCTTGACAGCTAGATGTAGTCCTGCCGTGGCAGAGTTTAGGAAGTGAGCGTGTGGGAGATTTGTATACCTCTTCCACTCTTCTTCAAATTCAGTAGTCTTGAACCCTAGTCCCGTCCAGCCACATTCCAAACACTCGCGAATAGCCTCAAGACATTCGTCTACTCTGTAAAAGGGCTTAAGCACCTGAATCTTATGCTTGTTATTCATACGTGAGTCCATGTTCTTCTATTTAGGATTGATGTAATCGTAGGAGAGGATACGTTATAGTTCTTTGCTAAACTTCTATGGGTGTGACCGCCACCATCATAAAGCTTGCGTATTGCGATAACGTCATCTTCTGTTAGTTCTGTTTTGTCTACTTTTAGCCAAAACCTTTGCCTAGGAGTAGCCATACTTTTTACGCATCTCCACCTTATCTAGCTCAAGCTGTCGAGGCACATTGATTTGATTCGTTAGCTGATTTTTCCACATACGAATAACAACCGCTACGTCGGATAGGATCACTGGCTCTCCACCGCTCCTAAATAAATCAATCCACATCGAACAGTCCATTGCGTAAAAAACGTTCGGGTCACATCTTAGTTTTAACGACCTTTCAAAAATCACGACTGACGGACATCCAATAGAATTAACGCCCTCAACCATACTCTTCTCACCTCTCCAGACTGGAGTATGTAGTCGATCTAGATATGTTTCATAGTCATCTGTATGCAAGCATGCCGCCGCGAGCCACTTCTTGCCTGACGATTGCAATAACGGAATAGCATCACGTAAAGCATTCTCGTGGTAAAAGAAATCATCCTGATTCAAAACCTGAATATACTCACCTGTTGCATGAGCGAGTGCATTATTAGTGTTATGAGCTGAGATACCACTGTCGTCTTTGAAGTCTAGATACCTGAGTTGAACCTTTGCATCTAGAAACTTAAGGATAGCGCGCTCTTTCTTCTCTGTGGCGTCCTGGTCACTGATGACTAGCTCAATGTTGGGATAGACCTGTTCCTTCACAGACATGATCAGTCGTGTCAAGATCCTTTCCTGCTCACCGTTCGCGTGATACGTGGGCACACATATAGAGACTAGTGGTTGACTCATAGGTGACTCCATCTATATCCATACTTGATGTTTTTAATACAAGATACAGACACGCCAAACGTAGTTGCTATATTCTTAACAGTCGTATTCTTAAGCATTAGCTTGATATGCAATACATCTTGTTCTATCAACTTAGATCTACCATTTCTAGAACCTAGATTGGGCTCTTTTGAATTGCTTTGTCTAAGTCGTTCAATCTCATTACTAACCAAAATATGTGACCAACTTTTACCAGACATAATCGCCTTAATTTGAGTTCGTGATAGGTTATATTTCTGACTTGATAGACGCCATTCTTCATAGTAAATCATTTGTCTTGGCGAAGGCTATAATAGATTCTGCCCTATTGCGGTAGGTGTGATGTTGATACATATATTGTTGAATACGTTCTCCATACCCTTCTAGGGTAGGTAGTTTTTCGCTCCACTCAAACATCCATTTTTGAATATCATCTGCGCCATCAAACACAAAAATACACTCATGTAATTCTTGTGGCAAAAACTCTACGAAGTCTTCATATGAAGAACGATCCATTAGTAGTGTTGTGCCACAGCCAGTGCTTTCAAGTGGCCGTCCCGGCACAAGCCCCTTACATGCATCCTGATTAATGTGGACCATAGTGTAGAGTTGATTAGTTGCATTAATTAGTGCCTCGCCAAATACGCCCTGAACGCAGCGAACACTCTGTAATAACTGCTCTCTTTCTGGAGTCATACTACCAACGAAGCCAAGAATGTCTGTCTTAAGGATCTCTGGCTTACGTCTATGGATAGTAGGTGAGCACGCATAAGGCAGCAGTAGAGATGGCTTGCCGAACTTCTTAGCGAAGTCATCAACGAAGAATCGATTACCTACTAGGTAACCATCGTAGGCGATCTTGCCAGCCCGTGCAAACGACACGTCCGGGTGATAGCTAACATCAAAGTCCCAGTAGAGTCGCGGCACATCCTTAAGTCTATAGTAGTTGAATAGCGATTCATACCCCCACATACCGTCGTTCATTTCGGTGACTACTACTAGGTCGAAGTCTGCTCCTTGGACTCCTTTGACACCTAGAAAGTTATTAGGCTCTCCATAGAAACAACCGTAGAACACACACTCGTGCCCCGCTTGACGGAAACCCTCCGCAAGCTGCTGCCCCGTGCAGCGATCAGGCTGGGTGGGGATACATCTCCCCGTGACTAATACTTTCATGACACCCACCTACAGTTCCGTTCCTTGTCACACTCAGACATGTTTCATCTCCGCGTTATTGATGGCGTGTTGAAGAATGCTATCGAAGTTCTTCTCTGTTTCGAGATCTCCGACATTGATTACTGGAATATTGTTTGCAGTTGCGATTTTGATAGCCAGTCCAGTTCCCCCGGTTACCTCACCATATGGTGTCCAACATACAATTAGATCTGAAGGAGACTTTAGATTCTCACCCAGAATTTGATAGACGTTGCGCGACTTGATAAGCTTCACTCCATCACTGAGGTCTTTAGCATACTTCTCGTGCTTGTATACAATCTTGAGGACTTCATCCCTCAATTGCTGGGTCCTGGGGACACCTAGAACCTCCTTGTCTTTATTAAAGGTCGACCATGGCATGTAGACGATACAGCTACTTGTAGCGCCCTTCTCGAAGGCGTAGTCCGCACCATCAGCATGACCAGAACGAACCCACCAACCGCGAGTGCGGGCTTCTCTACCAAGCTCTGTGAACAACTCACAGATATGATCTGGGGTTGCTCGTGCTCCAATTCCAGTAATAATCATGATGTGTGACGTGGGTGACTTTCCCTAAGGGTGTTGTTTGTGACTACCACAAACTCAGCGGCGTCGCGTAGTTCAGTAATATTGCGAGCACCGCTATAGCTAAGCCCGCTACGAATACCAGCCTCAAGATCGCGAAGAGTATCCCCAACAGGACCACGATAGGGAACACGAGTAGCAATACCTTCGACCCTGGGATACCGCCCTGGCCTTTTTTCTGTTTGAACTTCACGAGACGCCATTCCCCTAAACATTTTGTATGAAGTGCCATCCTCTATGATGCGACTACCTGGGGTTTCTTCCGTCCCAGCCAATAGCGAACCTAGCATAACCGCATCAGCACCAGCGGCAAGAGCCTTTACGATGTCGCCAGAGTAACGGATACCACCATCTGCAATGATCGAAGTGTAGTGTCCGTTGGCATCGCGATACCCATTCAATCTTAGCTCTTGCTCTACGTTAAGGATAGCGCTAAACTGAGGGTAGCCATGACCACTTACTATTCGTGTTGTGCATACCGACCCAGGACCGATACCCACTTTGACGATAGTTGCGCCAGCCTCTACTAGTCGACATGCCGCCTTGCCAGTCGCTACATTACCAGCAATGATATCAACCGTGTCGCGTAGAACGGTATTCATATCACGAATAACCTCTATCACCCTTTGATGATCTCCATGAGCAACGTCAACGCATATGCCATCTAAGCCATACTCATCAGCCATAAAACGAACGTCTTTTGGTTTTGTATCCAAACCAACCGAGATGATTCTTGGCTCCACACCCCCAGAGCGCATGTCCTGTAGCCAGAAATATTGCCTCTCTAAATCCGCAAACCTATGTAAGACCCCCGCTCCACCGTTATTGGCCATTTCGATAGCCATAGACGCTTCAGTTACCGTATCCATATTGGAAGACAAGATTGGCAGCTTTAGATAGAGTCCACGACCTAGCTTAACGCTAAGGTCTACGTCCTGTCTAGATACAATCTTGGAATGCTGAGGCACCATCAAGACATCATCGAAGCTGTATGCTGGTCTATCGTTAATTCTTGTCAAGGTCTTTCTCCCAAGGAAACTGCAACCACCGATCATCATCAATAGCGAATGCGTAAAAGTCCGCAGTGAACTTGGCACCAATACGATGATATAGCGTCGCAGTCCTTGCCATAGGGAACAACTGCTTGAGAACCCTGAAGGTATCTCCGCTGTCACAGATTTCGTCTACGATTACAAGCTTGTGCAGCTCACTAGGTAAGACGTGGTAGATATCAGGAACGAGCCTTACCCTAACACCTTGATCTTCTAGATGATGAGCAATCGTTACTGCTGGAACCATTCCGCCGCGTGGAATTCCATATAGGACAACGTCGTTACCGACCTTCTCTTGGATCCACTTAGAGATATAGACAGAGCCAAGCTTAACTGACTCCCATGCTACGATATCAATCGGCTGGTCTTTCTTGATTACGTTACTTGGCATTACTTGAGTATTGCATGATGTTCGGGATGAAGTCTCTCTTCGTTCGGACCAATGATGGAACCTATGAAGTTGTCCGCATCTCTAGGTATCGGGAATCTATGACACCCCGGATGGATATCACTAGCTGCATGCACCTTATGGGCTATTAGCGGAAATACGTGCTGCTTGAGAAAATCTTGATCGCACTGCCAAGCATCTGGATACTGTAAGCAAAACTGCTTGATTAGCTCACTCATCTGCGGGCAGGCATACTTCTTCATTCCAAACATACCACCCATCAAGGCGTAAGACGGATTGAAGTGATGAGGGTGGTCTCCCATTGAATGAACCAACTTAGGTCCATCTAGCCACTCTTGAACTGCCTTCGCCTCACGTTCACTCAGTCGTGAGTCACAGTCACGAGAGATAAAAACATCTACGTCATCCTCACTGGCTGGTAGGAATCGAGCAAACATACCCTTCCATCCCCTCATGCCCCCTGGCATATCTACTAGTTCGGTTCCGTTACCAGCCTGAGCTAACATCATTTGATATTGAAGTGGAACCGTATTACGGTCAACATAGAAGCGACAAGTCCAATCAGGGTAAAGCTTCTGTGCTAGTATAACATTACGGCACGCCCCGACTGTATATTTTTCTTCACTTCCCCAAAGTGAGAATGTGATTAGTTTCTTAGTCATTGTCATTCTATTAGACATGTTAAAAACCAGGGCTTTATGCAAATTCTTTAAGGAAATCTTTGTAGCGTTTGTAGTAGTCAGGAGACTTAAACTTCGTTTCCGTCTCTAATCCGACAGCAGATGGACCACCGGGGTAGAACGACTGCATGGCACGCATAGCTTCGAAGTTACTACGCTCTTTGTCGGACTGCTCTAGTGAGTCCTTTCTCTGATTGTAGATACTGAAGCACGATGGGATGTCTACGCCTTTAGCACCTAGAGACATAAAGTAGAGGACGAGCCAGTAGTCGAAAGCCGACCGATACTCGTTGCCAGCCTTAATCATCAGATCCCAATCAGCCACGTCGCGCAGTTTATTATCCCAGTGAACATGCACGCCACAGCGGAAGAACTGTTGTAGGTCGAGTTCTGTATACTTCGGCGGGATGCCCTTAGCCGTGACGATGTCGTCGACCCGCGTTTCATAACCGCCGTAGTAGAAGTGGAGCTTCTCCCAACGTAGCATGGCAGCCTGTCGATTAGCCTTGTCAGCCGCGCTTAGAACCTGCACGCCGCGCCAGGGGTAGGACCTGTCATCGCTGTTGGTGTTGCACACTATGCCACCCTTCGCTACATGCCAGCCCTCTAGCCATGACACGCCATACGGTGTTCGCTTAGTCTGCTCTAAGAGTTTGATTCTCGGGTCACGCTTCTGCCACTTCTTGATGATCTCTACGCTTCTGTCGGTTGACTCACTATCTACAATGATATGTTCGTAGTTAGGGTTACTCTGCTGGCTAAGGTTCTCGATGAGTCCATCTAGAAACTCTTCCGAGTTAAAACAGCTAGTAATAAAGGATATGTCAACCATCTTAAGTCTTGATGTCAAAGACATACACCACACCATGGATGTCATGTGGGTGACGCTTAACATCAGACACACGAGGATCGTTACCGACCTTGACGATCGTCTCTAGAAAGCGAGTCTTCTTCACTTCCGTCTTTAGATCATCGGGCGATGGCCAGACTGAAAGCCTCGCCTCGCCAGCGGTAATCGCACTACTAACCCAAGGATGCTTACGCGGCTTCTCTGGAAGCTTTGCTAGTGGTTGCTTCGTCATTACGCATCCACCAAGTTAAAGAGCTTGTCGTATCCTTGCTTGCCCTCTTCGGCAAAGATCCAAATCAAGGGGACATGAGTTAGGCAATATGGTGCCGCCAACTCGTGATTCATAATCTCTTCCTGTGCGTCTAGGAATGCATCCTTACGTTGCACAATCGGATGATTAGCCATGGCTGGAGGATGAATACCATCAAAGAACAGGACCGTATCCATATCTTCTGACTGAGCTAGATACTCATCAGTCTGACCGCCACGAGCATAGGCTCCTACGTCACCGTGTTTGTCCTTGCCAAGCTCCTCATCATAGAACGCCTTCTTCTCCGCGATCTCCTTATCATTATCCTTGCAGTAAGAGTAATGGTAAACTGCGAACTCAGGAAGAACGAAACGACGACTCAGATAACGAGGGTCGAAGTATGTGCAAATCCCATCCTTGTCACGAGCAACGGGATGATTCTGATAGTTCAGTCCAGGCTGAAAGCGAATGAACCTCTGGTGTTGCTGACCCCAATCCCCACTAGGCTTACGCACATGATAGGCATCGCGCCAAAAGTGATAGAAGCCAGCGGGAACAAACTCTGTAGCCCACGGCTCCAGGCTGATGGCTTCACGAAGCTTGTCGGCAACGTCCGGCATGATAAACTCGTCAGCGTCAGTGATCAGCATCCAATCGCCCTGCTGCATGTATTGGAAGAAGCTGTTCTTTAGTTCTTCTAGGTCAGCCCATGGACGATCAATCTGCACAAAGATAATCTTCTTGTCTGGGTCCTTGTTTGCCTTCACGTCCTTGATGATCTCGACCGTGCGATCTAGCGAGTGACCATCGGGAGTAGCCTGACCGGCAGCCGCCTTACTTTGGACTGCGCCTTCGATAACGATGATGCGATCTACCTTATCGTAGAGCTGAAGCATACACGCCTCGACGAGCTTCTCTTCATTACAGACTTGAATGCACTGCACAATCTGAGGCTTTGCGTCAAGCGCATCAACAGTGACAGAGATCTGATTGGGAAGATTGTTATTGAATGGGTTATTAGACATTGCTAGTCTCCTTAGTCTTGCTAGCTGCAATCTCTTCAATCACAGCAAGCATTTTTGGTCCAACTACCGAGTGGTCGAACTCTGTCATGTTTGGAGCTTCAAGTGTTTGAGCCTCCTTGGCGATCTTCATTTGAACCATCATCGAAGAGACAGATGGTTCTGCGATCATGTCAAAGCTCGTGTAAAGCTCTGGGTCAGCATGTTGTTGGCTGACTAGGGGCTCCATCGAGAAGGCTATAGGATACACGTTGTCTCGTGTGCGCTCCACCTTGTATGTTGAGTGTCCATCGGGATATTCTGCTGTTTGAGCAAACTCACCCATACCACCCCAGAGGGTAGTGATCAACTTATTGCCATGGGTTAGTGCGTCGAATGCTGGAATACACCAACCCTCACCACGCGAACTACACACGTAAGCGTCACCAGTCTTGTGGATCTTTCGGATCTGATGATCAGTTAGCGTCTTTGTTACCAGCATCACTGGAGGAAAACCATCTGCGGGAAGTCGCATACCCTGCTTTACATTATCAATGTAAGCCTTTAGCTTCTGCTGTTCCTGCGAGCGTCCCTGCATGTTCACATAGGTCTTTAATAGTAGCACGACCTCATCTTGTTTGCCATGGAATGCACCAAAATAGGCACGTAGCAAACTATCGATACCCTTCTTCTGGGAGAATTGACTGATATTGTAGAATACAAATCGGTCCTTCAAGAAGTTAGGATCACTAGGTGACACGATTTCCTCAACGTCATCTAGAGAATAAGAGGGGATGTCGAAGGTGTGCGGCACCTTGTGGATTGGCACAGTGACACCGGAGTCCTTAAACGCCTTGACACTAGCATCGCAGAAGGTCATCACTGAGTCGAACTGGTTAAGCTTGTCCGCCCAGTAGCTAGGGATCCTTGTAGTCTCCCAAGCGACGATAGCGATGTTGACCTTGCCGGATGCTGGACGACATTCATTGGGTGTTGTATGCTGAATAACAACATCAACATCATTTAAGCTTCCCTTGAATAGCTCTCGCTCTCGCTCTGTTGGTTTATATGAAGAGCCCGGATCTGCTTGATCGTATCTAACCGGACGGGTTACGATATTAGCACCAGCCTCATCCAACGCCCTGACATATGCACGACTAGCTGTTGCGTATCCGCTAAAATCTCGCAGGGGTGCGATATAAAGAATTTTCATACATGACTCCAGATTTTTCTATTATTGATAGCGCTTACTGTAGTTTGCGCTATGTCGAATTTGATATACACCATTCTTCATCATAGAATCATTGCCTCGAACGAATCGGTGTCTTCACTGCCCACTTGCGCGGACGGTTCATTAGTCTTCCCTGCACGCATAAGCTCAACTTGATTCTGAGCCTCAGCCTGCTGACGGAAGAAGTTAGCTATCTCGCCACGGGTCTTTTCGGCGGGGACTCCTCGCGATACTTCGACAGATAGCTTCTGCATCCAGTTACGTCGTCCGTCCTCATCAATGTCATGCTCGGTTGCATAACCTAGCACCTTTGTGTAGCACCAGACAACGAACGCTTCGTCAGTTGCATCTGCTGGAGGTTGCTGCGCATCGATCTCAACTAGAGACACAGGCTTATCCCAGGTCTTGTCACGATCCAATGGCGTGATATGGTCTAGGATGAACTCCCATTCCTTATAGTTCTTATCCCAGTCATAATGCTTCTCAGCACACTCGCGGGCTTCGACACTCATTGTCTTAAGTCGCTTATGATCACTTAGCATGTCACCCATCTTCTGAGCGCAGTCAGTCATAGACGTGGCAGCACGCCAGCAAGTAGTTTCGGGCTCTTCGTAAAGCTGACTGACCTTCATTACCTCGCCACCCTTGTTGACATCGTAAGTCTTCTTGTCGATGTGGTCATAGTCAGGGACCTTGCCCTTCTCGGAGATGGCAGCGTAGTCAGTCACCAGCACTGGGATACCGCACGCCTTTCCTTCTTGGACGGGCATGCCGCAGCCTTCCGCAATACTCATCTGCACCATAATGTCAGCCATACCGTAGACTTCGGATAGCTGCTCACGAGTAAGTCCAGCTCCAGTAGTTGGAGTTCTAGCTGATTGCTGACCGCACTTAGGACACATAATTGTGTGACTTTGGCGTAGGTTAATTGAAGGAGCAACAAACACATCACCACATGTTGTGTTATGACACATGAATGTCGAACATACTTCTCGAATGATTCCCTTGCGAGTTACCGGGATACCGTGAGTGCCAGTTTGGATGCGGGCAATAGCACGAGGGAAGTCGATTGACATAGCGTTGTCTGGCCATGCAGTATGCATAAGCAAAATTGACTTCTGCACGGTCTCATCATCCGGGAACGCCTTCTTCATAAGCGCGAACGACTGGATGACTTCCGAGATACGCTTTCGAGCTTGGTTTCGCTGCACCAGCAAGATGATTGGCACGTCAGGCTTGAGACCCCACTTTTGCCTCAGCTCCGCCTTAGCCTTATCGTCACGCGGATGGAACGTCTTCAGGTCAACACCTGGACGCATTGGCACAGGGTGTAGCTTGCCGGGCATCTTATCAATACCAATGAACCCAGGCTTGCCCGGTGGGTCAGAGCGTAACTCTAGACGTGGCGAAGACTTGCGAAGCGAGTCAATACCAAAGTCGGAGTATGCCATGACATAGGTAGCACCGTTATAGGTGTTGATCCATTCTTCCTTCTGAGGGATCGAGTCAACAGTCGGCATTACCAACCAGTTGAAGTATTTGCGGAATGGGCTTCGCTCTTGGAATGCGACCATCCACCAGTCACGAATATCAATTACGATATCAGGACGAAAATCAGAAAGAACATGCTCGAACTTCCATCGACCAAACTGATTAGTGTTCTGTCCTGGCTGAGCCGGATCCTGCTGTTGGAATACCTGCTCCTCTTCAGGAGTCATTGGTTGGTTGCCGTAGAACTTCCACCGGCCTCGGATAGATCCCTTGATACGGGGATCATCATCCCTGGCATAGGAACCGAACTCCGCAATCTCATACTTACCAGTCGCAGCAAGGCGAGGCAGTAGTTGATCGTAGATATTAGAAAATCCCGTGTTTAGAAAAGACGCTTCTCCGACAAAGAGAATGCGCTTCTTGTAGTCTTCTTTACTCTCGACACCCATGCAGTTCCTTATTTATCCTGTCTAGCTGTCCTGGCCCCATGCCAGGATCTTGTCACGAATAGATGCTTTGATAACGAATAAGGTGGAGCGACTCACCGCCATCTCCGTTACGATATCATCCATCGAATAGTTACTTGTTACTAAGTTGACGAACTTCAATTCCTGTTCAGTCAATCCGATCTCATCTAGCACCTTAAAGATGCTGCCTTCTTCAGGAGAAGTGTCATCGACTACCTCAATCTGATTGGGATCAACGGAACGATTCTCAACTAGTCCTAGTAAAGAAAGAAAAGTAGCCCGGGTTTTGATTCCGAGCTTAGCCATGATCTCCGCATCGTCAACTCCGTCTCGCCTCATACGATGAACGGCATTGGCTTGACGGCGCACTTTCTCATCAACCGTAAATACGTTACTGAATGAGTTGGCTTGCTCTAATAGAGCGTGGCGGATACACTTACGTATATAGGATGGGAGAGACCCAAGTGATGGATCGTATGACTTCAGCGCAACCACAAGTGCTAGAGCACCTGCCTGTTGTAGATCTTGCGTATCTACGACTGCTGGGTTATTTACCACGATCGAGTTAATCAGAGATCTGATTAAGCCTCGATGCTTGAGATATACCTTATCTGGAGATTGATCCATCCTACACAACGTCATGGCAACTAGACCCCCTAGAAGGGGATCGGAGCGGACTCGCTGCCCTGCGACGAGGAGCGATCATTACCACCACTAGCTTGACCACCACCAGCATTAGCGGTTGCATCTTCGTTGTCCGAACGACGGGTGCTTGTGGTCGCAGTAATACTATTCACATTCACCTGGACACGGCTTACCTTAACGCCTTCCTTATTCTCATAACTATCCTGTTCAAGGTCACCCGTGATAAAAATGCCCATACCCTTGGTGAAGTCACGCATGATATCTGCACGCTTGCCCCAGGCGATAGCGTCGATAAAGTTTGCCTTACGCTTCTCGTCACGACCGCGATTATACGCGATAGAGAACACTGCGCGCTGCTTGTCACCCTCTCCAAAGAACTGGGGGTCACGCGAAAGGCGACCGACTACAACTGCTGATCCTTGATCCATATTTTTTTTTCCTACTGACTTGGTTTTCTAACTGCCAAAAAGATTCCAGAGGCTCGAATTTGAACGAGACTCAAGAAGTCATCCACAATACCCTCATCTTCTGCAATTTGAATGATCTCAGCATTAAGGACACCAACCTCATCATATCTAGAATATACGTTGAGTAGCGCCGTCTGCTGAGAAACAAACATCGTGATGTCTGCCTCATTCCCTTTTAAGGTTGGGGGTAAAAACTGCACATCGGAGAGACACTCTCCCATGTGGTTGATAATCGTTAGGTCTCCTGGCTTGACCTCGAAGGTTCGAACTAAGCTAGCTGTAACCGTGCGGATGAATTGCTCAGCCGCAAGTTCAGTTACCATAATCGGACCTTCACTAAAGGATGTTACAAATCCTGTCGATTGATTTTCGTCAAAGATACACCACCGGAAGTCCATTGTCTGCTTCTCGTCTTTATCGACGATGACAATCTTGACAGTTCCATGAATGCCATTAATGGTAGTAGTGATCTTGGCCATACCTCTATTATGTGTCTAGATGCTAAATTCGTATGCTATTTTTCAGACTTATCTAAAACAACTTTACGTTCCAAAACTAGATACGGAAAGTTAAATCCAGCCCACACAGCCCTCCAGCCTTCGTTCTCTGCAAGTGCATTTAGGAATTCGAAAAAACCAGCACCACCTAGCGTCGGCGGGTTAGCAGGATCATTCGCCGTCCGCATAGCCTCAAGCTTTTCACACACATTATCCGGGACCTTAACTTCCTTGTATTCCATATAACTCATTACAACAACCTCATTTGATTTACGATTAGTCCTCGATCGGACATCTTACCATTTACAGATACAACATCACCTACGCCAATTCCCATCAATCTGACTTTGTCATAAAGATCTGGGAAAATACATGAGCCATCTAGACTATATGTAGAGTCACTTAAGGTGATAAACGACATGAGACGACCTTGCGTTTTACCACGCTTAACCGTCACTTCCTTCATTTCTTCGACGACCACGCAGAGATTAACGTAAGTCCCCGGAGGCATGCCGGTGCCTACATCTCGACACGTGTGCTTCGCCCCACTCATGGCCCGCTCAAGGTCAGCCATGCTGCCCGAAAGCGTAGCTCCGAGGTAAGCCTTCTCCCATACCAGAAGCTGAGCCACTGTGTCTCTGTGGCTCTCCTGGTTAAACTCGTCGATCAAGACTCTGATCTTTGCTCTGCGGTTCACATTGGGAACCGCCATCTTCTTTTCCTTCCGCTCATCTAGCGTAGTCTCGTCCGTGAGCGCCGTAAGCTGCTCTAGGAGGACCCCGGGATAAAAGCCTAGGTTGGAACGCTCCTTATCCGTCAGTGCGTCCCAGAGGGCATACTGCGCCTTCATGGAGCGTCTGGCGATGCCGTAGCCATCTAGTGCGCCAGCACAGATGAATGCTTCGACTACCTGCTTATTCATCTTACTTGTAGAGGCAAGATTAAGGAACTCGGTAAAGGTCTTAGCGCCCTGGCAGGCTTTAACTGACTTAAGTGCAGACACTCCGACTCCCTTGATGTGAGAGAAACCATACGAGATAGTCGTTGGACCCACGATGGCGAAGTCGATCTCGCTAGTCTCAATACGTGGCGGAACCACATCGATATCCTTCAGCTTGCCATCATTCACAAACTGAGCGATAACATCCTGTGGGGTTCGTTGTTGGTTAGCCTTATCCTTGGCGTGCATCAAATTGGCGGTCATGAACTCTAGGAAGTAGTTGGCCTTTACCCATGCGGTCCAGTAAGCCATAACAGCATAGCCAACCGCGTGACTCTTGTTAAAGCCATAGCCAGCCTGCTTCTCAATCCAGCCCCAAATCTCTTCTGCAACCTTCTTGGTTACGTTCTTTGCTGCGCCATCCATGAACTCCTTCTTCTTCTGTCGAAGTTCTTCTGGCTTCTTCTTACCAATAACCTTTCGGACAGCATCAGCATCCTTTAGGTCCATTCCAGCAACAGCCTGACAGATAGCCATAACCTGCTCCTGGTAAAGCAAGATGCCCTTCGTCGGCTCTAGGATAGGCTCAAGGATTGGGTCAATGTAGCTCGGAGTCTCTTCACCACTCTTGATCTTCGCGTAACTCTCAGACATCCCCGTGTCCAAACACGCAGGACGAATGATAGCCACAAGTTCAGCGATCTCTTCAATTGTCTGTGGCTGACACTTCTTAGACCATGACTTACCTAAGTTAGACTCTAGTTGAAATACACCTTGGTTGTATCCATCACCTAGTAGCTGAAATACCTTCTTGTCATCTAGAGGGAGTTCTAGTAGCTCGTAGGTCTTGCCATGGCGCTGCTTGATTAGCCCGAGTGCAGTCTTAAGAACGTCGAGTGTCGCGATTCCCAAGATATCCACCTTGAGCAGACCAAGCGCATCAACCGAATCCATGTCCCAGCCGCAGATCAAGTCTTCCTTTCTAGCGCCCTTTACGAGGGGGACACCAGCACGGCAGAAATCATCATCAGCAATAACAACCGCAGCAGCATGAACTCCGCTAGTTTTATAGCACCCCTCAAGACGACCCGCAATGTCGAACAACTCTTTCCAGGACGTTGTTCTAATGACTCTTCCTCCTCGGATGATATCGAATGGTTTTGCATCTTCTGAATACTCCTTCAGCTTTGGGACTGCCGCGATAGCCTCTTTAAGACTGATCGAACCATGGTCCTCGTTCTTAGCTGGGATCAAGCCAGCGATAAGGCTCTTGACGCTTTCGTCAATACCCGCAACCTTAAATACATCTCGGATGACTTGTTTGGCACCTAGAGATGATAGGGTGACGATCTGCGCCACTCGTTGTTCGCCAAAGCGCTTTCGAATATAGGCGATGACCTCGTCGCGCCGACTTTTCTCCACGTCAGTATCAATATCTGGCATGGAGCCCTTACGACCAGCGTTGTAGAATCGCTCCCAGATCAGACCATACTGAATCGGATCGATCTGCGTGATACCCAGTAGGAAACTAGCAAGCGAGCCACCAGCAGAACCGCGGCTCGGACCAAGCATTACATCATTCTTACGACAGTAGTCAGTAATGTCGGACACGATCAGGAAGTAGTCTTCTAGACCGGCACCCTCGATGTCTTTAAGTTCGTGTTTAACGCGAGCAGCGTAGACACCCTTAGGGTCCTTGATGTCACGGCGGGTCCAACCTTCACGCAGCTTCTCCCTGAGGATCTCGATAGATGGGCGCGGATCCTCTGTTGGATAAGTCGGCAGGCGCATCTTGTTGAGATCTAGCACTGCGTTGCATCGGTCTGAGATCTCTCGCGTGATGTCTACCTCTGACGGCTTAATGTCAGAGTCTGTTAGGACAAGCTTCCTGTTTTTAATGTAGAATTCGTTGGTGGAGAATCCACTCTCCCCCTGTGGGACTCCAACCTTTCCCCACGCCATAGCCTTTAGAAAGCCATGCGCGGTAGCGTCGTCCTGGTTGACATAGTGCGCGTCTTGTGTCGCCACTGTCTTCAACCCCATCTCTCCCGCCATCTGACGGACCCTCTTGTTGATCAAGAGCTGCTCTGGGATACCACCGTCTTGGACTTCTAGAAACAAGTTGTCCGGTCCTAGGATTCGCTTCAGCTCATTAGCAAAGCGATACGCCTCTGGAACGTTAGCTGCTTCCTTAAGCTTGGACTCTTCGCCGGGGACTGGCCATGACATCTTATCAAACAACCAGTAGGAGATAGGACCGTGCATGCACGCAGTTAGGACAATCAACCCCTCCTTATGACGCTCAAGGTCCTTAAGGTCAATACGTGGCTTGTAGAAGAAGTTCTCGTTTGCGCGGGTGGTTAGCTGCACGATGTTATTCAATCCAACCTCGTTTTCCGCAAGCACAACTAGGTGATGTGCATGACGGTTCTTAAGGTCGTGCTCGTCCGTCATGTAGAACTCACTACCAAGGATCGGCTTGATTCCAGCCTTCTGGCACTCCTTGAAGAACTCTACCCAGGCAAAGATATTACCATGGTTGGTAATAGCCATGGCGTCCAACCCTAGCTCCTTTGCCCTAGCAACCATATTCTTGATAGAGGCTTGACCATCAAGAAAGCTGTGACTTGAGTGATTGTGGAGGTGGACGATTTCGTTATTTTTAGTCATTTCGTAGTCTCTCTTCGCCTTGGCCTTTGCCGTAGCCTTCATGTCTGTCTTGTCGTCTTCCACCGCCCATCTCTTTATTAAGTTTGTCGAGGACGCGCTTGCGATGTCTGTCTGCCATCTTAGTTTCCAACTCTTCCTCCTTGCGCTTGTAGTTGTCTGGATTCAACTGCTGGTAGCGTTCCATGCTGACATATCCCTTTGTCCCGCCAAGAACAGAGGGTCCGTCACCGGAGGTATGATAAGACATGCTGGCAGAGCTGCACTTCTCACACGTCTCAGTCTTTGTCTTTTTATCCTCATCCAGATATTGACCTTCAATCTGATAGAAGCACTTATCGGACTTGATCTTTAACGATTGAATATGAGTGCAGTTGTCGCATTCAAAGTAGATTGTAAACGTGTTCATGTCCTGTCCTTATTATGTGTCGACATAGCAAAATCGTGCTGTGTTTCTTGCAACTTAGTCTTCTATGTAAGCCCTGTAGAGCTTTCCGTATGCACGAGCAAAGACATCACTATGATCCTTACCTTGCTCTACTTCATTCCAGGTTAAGGCGTGAGCCCATTCGTGGAGGATAGTGTCAAATTGCTGAGACCACGAACAACTCTTATTGATAGTGATTAGAAAATACTTCTTGGCTTTTGGCCCGTCACTATTAACTAAAGAGCACCATCCGAAAATCTTCCGTTTGATGATCTCGCCAGTAAGCCTGCGAACTTTGATGGGTGCGACTGCTGGGAAGTCCGCACGTAACAGCTTTAGAATAAGCCTAAACTTTTGACTTACGCTGAGATCCTTTGGTTGGCCAAGAAGATACTTGGCGCGATCGTCTGGAACATCATTCACTTTGCTTCAGGCTCTCTTGGCTTCTTTGCCGGATTTGATCCGTCAATACCATTAAGTAATTCTGCCCACTTCTTATCACAAAGCGGACGATTACATAGATACTTGCAGTAGTGATCCATACCCCGGCGTTTGATTGATCGAGCCTTTTTAATCTTGTTGTATAACTTGGTGACTTGACTACGCGTGACCTCATCATCCTCGGCGGTGAATGCATGCTCTAGTGGGATGCTACGGAAGTAATCAAACTGAACCCAGTAGTATTTATAGTCTGGATACATAGTCTTGGCTGCAAAAGAATACATCCTTGGCTGTAGGTCTTCGATGAACTTCTCATGCTGTGGGACTGAATACCCAGTCTTATAGTCAACGACCAACAGTGTCTCAGGATCATATTCAAGCACTAAGTCAATAAAGCCATTCATTAGAATGGGGTTACCATCCTCGTCTGGTCCCCACGAAATATTCTCGCCCTCGGCAAGCGCGCCCTCTCTAGTCGGTGCCTCAATGCCAATCACCTTACCACCAGGGTTGTCCTTGCTCTTTACACCAGTGTCAAAGTATTTGCCGTATCGATCGATCGCCGTCTCGACCATCTGAAGACCTTCCTTGTAGAGCTTCCTGGGGCATCCCTCGAAGTGTTCTACGTGTTTCTCTACGATACTACAACTAGCCTTCTTCGCATTAAAAAATGGACAGTTCTCACAGTCCTTCTCAATGAAGAAAGAGGCACGCGCCTTCGACGGTGCCTTGTTCATGTCGTCACTAAATGGACGTAGATCATCTACATTCTTAGCGTAAAGCTCTTCGTAGCTTGCTGTCCCCTTGGATTCCGCATACTGCTCCAACGTATAGTGAACGGCACTGCCAAATTCGCTACAGAAGGTGTATTGGAATAGCGCATCTGCCCAGCCCCATTCATACGAGAGGAAGTATTGGAATTCACACTCTAAGGCTTTCTTGAGCCTTGATGGACTGACGTAAGGGATTTTCATACTACTAGGCTGTTACCAGTTAGGATTGCACTTACTGCGCGGCGGAGATCATCAAAGCTACCGTTATTGTCAATGACATGGTTGTAGCCAGCGTAGTCATCTAGGGCTGTTTCAGACTTATGTCCGTCAGACTTCAAACCAGTCTCTCGTTCAACGCCAATGAGGATACCATTGTTCCTAGCAAAGTCGCATTCATTAGGAAAGCGAGCATCGGCAACTACAACAATATCATCATCACGATACTTCTTGCGGTAGACCGACTGCACCCAAATATCCGGATCTAGTTGATTGCGAAATAGGTCAGTGCCAACGAACTGAAGCACCTCTCGGACAGTCATGAACTTTTCAGGGACCATATCCTTGTGCTGTTCATATGGCTCATATCCTAGAGTAGCGCCATTGCGCTCAATTCCTACGGGCCACTTAACCTGAGTCAGCTTTTGCTTACCAGTCTCAGTCTCCATATCCTCTCGTTGGATACCAAAGATAAGAACGCACGCATCCTTTAGGGCGTCAGCGAAGTGAACGATGTGCGTCCGCTCTTCCCCAAGGAACTGCTTGATGTATTGAGCAGATGAATCCTTACCTACTTGCTTCTTGCCCGCCAGGGTGATGAACTTAACCATTGCTTTTGACTCCCAAAATGATGTCAGGTGTATATGATAGATCCGGAACCGTAATAACACCATCGGGCATCTGGTCCTTACCAACCTCGACACTTCCCCAGTTGGAGGTGTCAAGGTGAATTGCATTTAGACCGGCTGCATGGGAAGACAAGATGTCACTCCTAATGCTATCTCCGATCATCCAAGAGTTTTCCTTGTCCACGTTATGCTTGATGCAGAAGTCCTCAAAGACATCACTAGTCTTCTTTAGAACGACCCAGCAGTCATGGAATAGGTTGCGCATTGTTAGGTCATCGAATCGCTTAATCTGAACCCAGCGTTCGCCAGCGGTGACTACGGCAACCTTGAAGCCAGAGTTAGCAAACTGTCGCACGACGCCCGCTGCATAATCATACTCAATCGATGTCTGTTCGAACACATCCATAGCAAACTGCCTAACTTGAGCTACGACCTCTTTGCTACGCTCCTCATCCATGAACCCGAACTGAAAGAAGTGCTTGGCGGTTCTCTCAAAAGACTCTGCAAACCTATCTGTAGAGTATCCGAACTCTTCGAATAAGCCAGCGTCAATTTCGTCCTGCTTCTTCATAACTTGTTCTTTATTGAAGCCATGACTAGACATGAAATCGCCAAAGTTCTTAGATGCACTGGTGTAAAGCGGTTCAGTGTCAATGAGCGTATTGTCCATATCAAAAATTACCCACTTAGACTTTATCATACATACTCCTTAAAGATGAGCTTAAGTTGTGATGGGTCGTGATCTCCTGGATCCTTACCAGACTCTAGCTCTACGTTTACAAATGTGAAATACTCACTACACGTCTTTTCTACACTCTTCTTTGCCTTCTGTCCTGGCTCATCATTGTCAAACACACACATGATCCTACTGCAACCGATCTTATGCAGGAGTGTTCTGTGATGCTTTCCAAATCCAGTTCCCAGAACCGCAACCACATTCTTGATACCAGCTTCCCACATACGCATTACGTCACCCGGTCCCTCCACCAGAATGATCGTCTTAGACTCACCCATAAAGCCCTTTGCGCGATGCAGGTTATACAGCACGGATGATGCGTGGAACTTCTCTTCGTCTGCCCTGTCAGCGGACTTCTTACGTATGTCTGCAAAGTTAAGCGCATGACACCACTTCGGACGCCACTGCTCAACCAAGTTGTCGTCCAGTAGGCGACATGTGAATGCGATAAGGAATCCGTCCAACGGATCATAGACTGGAACGATTGCACGGTTCTCACCATACGTTCCGTTCTTGTGCCATTCACCCCAACAGCCAAACTCCTGAACCACCTCTTCAGAGAAGCCTCGGTTCGTGAAGTATGAGCTGGGCTTTAGATGACGCATTAGGTCATCCTCCATCTTCTGGTGCTTTACCAACTGAGACCGCTTACGAATGACTTCTTCTATCCTGTCGGACTCATCCTTGTCTAGCTCCTTAATGTCGTCAATGTCCTTCTCGACTGCATCTAGAATCCACTGTAGTGAGTCTTTGAAACCGATCTTCTTCACACACTGAACCAGCGCGAAGACATCAGACCCGCTTATGTCGTGACAACGATTGCTGAAGCACTGCCACATCTGTCTGCTGAAGTCCCAGCTAAATGCCTGTTCGTTATCATTAGGGCTCCTGCCATCTCCATGAGGAATGGGGCAGCAACCCACTAAACGACTACCATAGTCGAAGCCCTTAAAGTTGAGCTTCTTCATGATGATACGCATGTTCTTGTGCGCGAGCCTACGGATGCCCTCAAGCTTGGACTTATTTAGTTTGCCAGTAATTGGCTGTGAAGTTGTCATGGCGTTTGTGTCTTTGGGGTGCCCGGGGTCGGTGCTTGTGGTATATTAGCGACTGATGGTGCCTTGCCCCTAGCGGCGGGCTTGACTACCTGCTGAGATACTGGTGGTGCGAACTTAGCTACACCTAGCTCTTTGAACTTGCCGATACCCAGGTCGGCTGAGATGTCAACATGAGTGCTGACGCCCTTACCGTATCGTGTTCCTAGGATGTGCATTTCGTGTGTGCCATTAGGAGCCTTTACAATGTCGTCGGGGTCCTTCTTGTGGAATAGGCTGATCGAGTCAACTAGCTCAACAATCTTCTTGGCACCAGCAATCATACCGAGGTCTTTATCCATCGCACGGTTAGTCTGACCGAACGCAAGGATTGGTAGGTTGAACTCTTCTGCGAAGTCATGAAGCGCCATGCAGGTATCGCCAAGCACATCGTGTGCCCCAACACCCATAGCCTTAACTTCATCAATACGAGCCAACTTAACATAGTCCCAAACGATCAAGCAGCGTGCTTGCCTTGTCTGAGTATCGAGACCGACATGTTGCATAACCCAACGACGTAGGAATGGCAGCATATCTCGCGCTGTCATACCCGTCATCTTCTTGTAGTAAAGCTTCTTGGATTGAAACTCTGCTCTGATATTCTCATCCTGAACCAACTGACGAGCCAACTGACACTGAGTCGCAAATGTCCTGTCATAGCCGTCTCTGACGATAGTAGAAGGATCAGACTTCCAGTAGCCAGTCTCTAGGATCTCATAGTTAATTTCTGCGTGCATACCAAACGAGCGAACTGATTGTGCGATCTCATTCAGCTCACTGTCACAGTATAGCACAGGCATGTGGCGAGATAGCTCAACTGCTGCACGAGCCCCAATTTGAGACTTGCCAGCCTTAGCCGTAGCCGCCACAAACGTCACACTACCATTACGAAGTCCACCGACGGCACGCTGCCAAACTGGAAATCCGATATCCACACCAAGCTCACCTGGGTGATCCGCCAAGTCCTCAATGATCTCTAGGGCTCGTTCTGGTAGGTGAATGATCTCGTCATCTACCACGCCCTGAAGCTTGTTCGATAGTGTCATTAGCGAGTTATCGACCCTGCCGATCATGTCGCTAGTATCATCAGAAGTGTCCTCTAGATACTTTCCTAGTTGCTTGAGCATACCCTGATAGCTGCCCTTCACCGTTTCACGCTTTACTTGCAAGAAGGATCGACCCGTATCAGCCGCAGACGCCTCATGCTCGAAACAAGCGTCGAGTAGTTCTCCATCCCGCATAACCTCAAGGAAGTCCTTGAAGCCTAGGGCACTTGCTTCCGCTAAGAGACCCGCACGAGTAACTGTCAGATCTCCAGTGGCGTTCATCAAAAAACGCTGAAGGACGATAAAGAGCTTCTGATGTGCCTTCGTTGAGAAGTCATCTACTGAGACATGCTGCTGAATGTTGAAGTAGACATCTGGGTTCTTGCATAGACCTGCAATGAACGTGAACTCAGCGGCAATATTACCCATTAGTGGCTTCCTCTAGTTTAGACAGGACTAAGTCCTTGGTCATTTCTTCGTTGTATGCTACTCGAATCAAAGTTATTTCCTCTTCCTCGCATCGCTGGTCTTTGTTGGCGTCGCGTCGCTTCGCCTTAATGAAGTTCTCTTTACTACCATGGAAGTGTTCATTATATGAGAAGTGGAATTCTCCATCATACTCAAATCCGATCTTAAACCTAGGTAGATATATGTCAATGAACAACCCGCCGCGTATAGCAACGTTATGTTCTAGCTCTATCCGTTGGTTTGGATAGATCAGTTTCACAATCTCTAGCAGTGCCTTAGCTCCCTTGCTCACCGAATGTCTCTGGGTAAAGTCCCTTCAGTTCATTTAGAGTAGACATGAATAGGTTTATGTCACCGCGCATGATCTCCACTGTGGTCTTGTGAGGTCTCTTTACAAGCTCACCCTTTGCGTTCGGTAGCATGAAGTATTTGCCGTCCTTCTCAAGCACACCAAGGTCGCCCGCCATCGTCACAAGCTCTTCACAGATATCGATACCCTTGCCGTAGATGAGGGGAAACTCACCGCTCACGAAAGGTGGAGCAACCTTATTCTTGATGATCTTGAATCGAACAGTGTGCCCGATCTGGTCACCATCCTCGCCCATGATACGAGTCGCCTTAGTGATGTCCATCAGCTTGATTCGCTGCGCTGCATAGAAGGGGAGTGCGCGACCACCACTAGTGGTGTCCGGGTCGCCGTATGCGCCAATGTTGGTGCGTTGCTGGTTCAGAAAGATGATCGTGCTCTTAGCCCTGCCGACCGCAGCTTGTAGCTTGCGACATCCAGCACTCATAAGCTTAGGCAGAGTTCCAACATCGGTCTCTCCGATCCCCTTAGAGTCTGTCTGTTCTGGGAGTAGTGCATCTACAGAGTCAATAGCGATGACTGACCCAGGATATTGCAGCGCCCAAAGCTCTGCTAGCCTTAGCGCGTCTTCACCTGTCGGTGCTGTAATAACCTCTAGGACTCCGGGGTCTCGTAGTATGGGGAACGAATCAACCAGCGTGGGCTGTAGCGCCTGCTCTTGGTCAATGAATAGAACCTTCTTGCCCCTCTTTGCAGCCTCTGCCAGGATGGACAGCACGAGCGTCGTCTTACCAGCGCCTGAGTTACTGAAGATCTCGATGATGCCACCTTGGTAGCATGGCACCTGTAGGTTGATGTCCAGGCTAAGTGACCCAGTGGAGTTACCAATTGGTAGCTCTAACTGATCACCAGAGTGAAACTGAGTATCCTCAAACTGCTTCTTCAGTGAACGCATAAAGACCTTGTCTTCTTTTGAGTCACTATTCCCTTCATTCGATTCTGTCACGTTCGGTTCCTCAGTTGGTTGTTCCACTCTCTAGCTCCTGTAAGATGTCACTTAGGCTCTTCTTGCGATTACTACTACCAGTCTTCATCTTGTAACCAGAGGTCTCTTCTACGTAGTTACTACTCTCCCTTACTAGGGTTGAGTGAAGAGCAGTGTAGTAAGCTACAAACTTATCGACGTTACACCACTTAAAGTAGTTCTTGACCTTCCACTTAAGTAGGCCAAACTCCTTATAGTCCAGGTCGGTCACCTTGTAGAATTGGACGAACCATGCCAGTTGCTCTACCTCCACACCGAGCTTGCTCACGCGCCTTACCTTGGTGAGCAGTTGACCCCATTCCTTCGCGAATGGACCGTCCTTTCTCCAGCCGCCTTCGGGTAGCGCTCCATGCCTATTCATCAGGATGGCTTCTACGACGAAGTTTGGCAGGTCGTGTGCGACTTCTGACGTAGACGGGCTGGCATATTTCTTAGCTGTCATGGTTCCTCTCTACACAATTATGTGTCGAGAAGAGAGTTTCGTGCGTCTTTTCTTAAGTTTGGCTTTTAGCTAAATCTCAGGAAGTTCTGTCTATTCGAAACAAAGAAGCTCCCAACCCTTGTAGAGCCATCGCCTGGAGTGGTGGGGTTTGTGCTTAAGACCTCGGCGGTCATTAAGATCCCCTTGTCACCTACGATTATGAACTCCGGGTTTGGGAACGGCGTCACGTCGCCCTCTGGAATAGCGCTCTGATCTAGATTACCGTTATCCGTAAGACCCTGCACTGTCACTATAGCACCAGATGTCCCCACATTAGTTATAGCCGTAACCTGCACTGGGGTTGAAGAGTTACCACCAGGGTTTAGGAATACGCCAGGAGTCTCAAGCGTTGCACCTGGGCGCTCTAGGACTCTGGGGGTTCCATTACTTGCTTGCGAGGCAAGGGTGGTGAGGTCTCCAAGATTAACCGCGCCGTTGAGAAGCGGAACGTTAACGAGACGACGAACAGGATCGGTGTCCAGTAGAGCCACATCAAACGTGTTAGAAGACGTTCCTACGCCACTGACAAACACAACCGTGCCATTAGAGAATGGACGCCCACCAGTCCAGTAACGTTGAATTTCGCGCCCCTGCCCCGGAAGCCTAAGCTCGTTTACGTGATAGAGCGCTTCGTCACCGACATTTAAGAATCCGTCTACACAGACGGAGCCACCACGACCAGCACCAGTCTCAAAGTTTGGATCAGAGCTGCCGGGAGACTTCGCAGGAACGGTATAGTCTTGTGCGGTTATACCACGATACCTTTCTTGTGTTCCCGCGTCTGGAGTGTTGGAGAATGTTAGCGCAAAGTTGACTTCATTGATTGTTGCCTTGCGAATGGTCTCACCCTTACCTCGTGGCGCACCAATGATGTTAGGCGGCTGGGGGCGCGCACGGCTACGCGTGCCTGGGGCTAAGGGGCTGGCTATGTCGAAGTTGATTGGTGTGATGATGCCATTTAAGATCGAGCGCTGACGCTCACCAAGTGGTGCATCCTTGCCAAATTCAGCAAAGAAACTAGCAATACGATAGTTGCTTCTAATACCAGCAGTTCCAAGAGTGAAGTTTACCTCGGTGATACCATGGTTGCGAACACCAATAATCCCACTTGCGTTAGGTGAAGAGTTGGAAAATGAGTCAAAGGAAATCTTAGGAAGTCCAACTAGTTCAATTGCAGAGAACTGAGAGTTAGCCGCTGGAGCAATCAGTCCCTGAAGACGACGGAACGCACGATCTTCCATAAGCTGGATAGACGTTGTGCGACCTTGTGGTGGGAAGTTCCATGGGCCAAACTGATCATCAATGACGATCGACTCTGAATCACATGGTGTAGCTAGTTCCCCACTTACCCACGCCTGTGGAAACGACATGCCGTATCTCTCAGTAAACTCTACTGGGATCGCGACACCATCCAACCTGATGTATGGATCGATAAGGATACCCGGATCAACGAAATCTACGATACCAGAACCAGATGACTCTAGCGCGTCTTCAGTTAGCGTTACTAGGTTGCGGAACGTAAAGTTCTCACTCGATCCAGTGCCTGCAATAATAGGGATCTCAGCTAGGAGTGTGCCTTCTGGGTATTCTTCAAACGCCCTTAGTGGGTCACGTGGATCAATAGTTAGCTGGCCTACTTCCGTCAAGGTGATAGGAATATAGTGCTCTCCGGTGCGAGTCCGACGACCTGAATCAGCAGTCGTGTTGCCAATATTATAGTCCTCGGTCCATTGACCGAATCCCGCTGGTGCATCCTCGCCTTCTGGACCATAAACCGTTCCGGAAGGAAGAACACAGTATGCAGAAATCTTATCGTCGGTTCCTTTGAATGGCGAAAGTGGACTTAGGTCACGGTTGATCTCATAGTTGTTTACGAAGAGACCACTAGAACCACCTGTTGAGATGCCTTGTCCCTCCATCTGGTTCTCTACATTACCCCATGCTGCATTGGCTAATTTGAATGCACCCGAAGCTGCATTGACTAGAATACCAGAAGCGATATAGGCACGACCAAAGAAGCGTGTCGCATGGTCACGGACACGGTTGTAGAAATTAAGGACCCAGTTCTGATTAGCGTCGCGGCGGTTATTGATAAGACGGATCTGACCAGACTCGTTACCGCCAAGTGCAGCAATCGGCTGCGCTGGATCATATCGACTTTCGAAGTCAGGATGTTGCGCGGCAATACTACCGGCATCAATTGGCTGACCAAAACCCGGTGACGTAAGACTAATGTCCGCTGCGTTAGTCTGATACTTTTTGAAGTATGTCCAATGCTCGATCCCCTTTAGGGCAGCCTGTAGTTCTAGATCGCTTGGCTTGTAGCCACGCAGAATACCAACAGCATCTGTAAACTGAACTGAAAAATTAGGCCAAGCTGGCTGAAAAACAACTCCAGACTCAGGTGCTGGCACTCCATCAATTCCACCTAGTAGCGGAGAGTTGAGCCAACCTTCTTGGTGAGCACCAAGTAGACGAACGCGACGTGGTTGGGTAACTAAGTCATCACCATACTGCAAGCTAACCGTTTGCTCTAGACCACTTACGGACCCTAAACCTGCTACGATGTTGAGTAGCTCATCCTCACGTAGGTCGAATGCAACCTTTCTATTGACTAGACGAACCTTCTGCTCGGACATACTCCAATACCAGTCATACGCAGTGGCTTCTAGAATACGAGTGAGGGCTTCTGTTAGTGGCGTTCCATCAAAGTTAAACCTAACGGCTGATGCGTCACCGCCCAAGTTAGCCTCAAGGTCTTCTTTAGATGGGATTTTATCAAGGTCGAAAAGAATCTCGCCCTCGTCGATTGCAAGCTGAATCGCATCCAAGATCTGAGGGTATGTGCAGCCTTGCTCAAGGACAAGGCGATACTCTCTGAATAGCGGCTCTGAGACATTCCCGTCAATATTAGTGAACCCCTTCGTGATGCGAACTCCACGAGCTACAGAGACCGAGCCCGACCCAGGGTTGTTTCCTAGGTCTTCTGTAATTAGCTTAATGGCATCTAGACAACGACGGTTGTCACGGATGTTTACTTGGATGATTGAGCCCTGCGAGTTAGCGCTATACTCAGAGTGAGTGATCTCACCGCTAGCTAGGAACTCTCCAACCGTAAAGCCGATGATGCTGCCGGGTGCGGGAGCTTGACCACTAGCGCCATGGAACGCCTTCGGGTCGTCACGGGTTGGCACCCACGTGGTGTTGAACGAGTGAGGAGTCGTGTTGAATCCAAACGTTGCATTGATCTGAATCAACGCCGCTTCAAGATCACGTCCTGGCGCTCCTGCCGGGATCTGACCAGATGGAAACATTATGATAGGCTGACAGTCACCTAGACCGAGCCCCTCAACGTTTATCTGTTGGCCTGTGATATTGAAGTTTGCCATGTTAGCTGATTAGTCCTAGCCTTCCAGAGTGCTTTGCGTTCTTACTAAAGTCACGGTTTTCGGTAGTCACCCTTCCATGGTGCGAATCAACCCAATGAATCGTAAGGGTCTCGCCGTGTAGTTCACCAAACCCCTGAGCCTCATCCTGATAGTTGGCGAAGTGTGGGTTCTGCGACATCATTCTGCGGACGCGCTTGCTATAGAAGTAGCCATCCGCCTGAGATGTCAAGTTGATTTGGGCGACTGGGTTAAGATCCTGTCTAGCAAACGACATGCCAATTATTTTGCAGTCATTGTCTACACAGTATCGTTTTAGACGAAGCCATGGGTTTGGCTCCTCTAGCGAGGGGTCCTCAAGCGTTTGATAAACTTCAATTCCACAACTAAGAAAAACAACCCAAAATCTCCATAACGGACACTCTTCTATTCTAGTTGCTAAATTATACGGCGTCTCTTTTATCACATCTCGATAGTCTTTCATATGTGTCCCATCCTTTTATTGTTATACCACTCCAACTTTTCCCATACTTGATTCGTTTAATGACATGAATACTAACACCGAATATTGATGCAATCTCATGTTCGTTCATTCCACCAACAAGCATATCCTTTATTTTACTAACCCTCGACTCATCTAACAGTGCGCGTGGGTTTTTAGACCCAGTATTATTAGAACTCATTTTGGCTCTAGTTTCGAGAGACGCCCTGATACCAAGTTTTGCACGACGAATCCTATCCTTTGTCAAATCGGATGTTTTGACTCCAAGTCTACTACCAGCAATCTTATATTAAATCCCTTACCAGCAGCACTGCCAATATAACACTTACCTGTTTTTAAGTGTTGGATCTGATAGACCCCATTTTGCATTAAAGGAACTCTATGACCATAAAAAGTCCAAAGTCACTCCGCTGCCCCGCCGCTTCCGGTGATGCCGAAAGTCCGATGAAGAAGTCATGAACAAGATTGCTTACATTACGATCTTGTAATAGAAGACGATTATCAATCGCGCCAGCGCCAGCAGTCTGAGTCCAGGTAGCGTCCGCTCCTGGTTCATATCCCTGTATCTTGAGACCGGTCACGACAGAGCTTACGTCATCAACACCACTAGCTGCGTTTAGGGCTACGGTGTAGAGGATGGCATTCTGAGTTCTAACCTCGGTAGATCCAGATGCTTCAAATCTAGCTAGGATAGTGCCAGACTCTGGGGTCACATTGATCAGAGCAACCTCACCTAGACCACTAACATTGACAGTGCTAGTTGAAACATACTTGTGGTTGATAAGCTGACCACTAGCTGGGACGCCATATGGCTCTTGCCCTAAATTGGTCCCGCTTGTGTTGGTGATAAAGGTTAAGTCCTGATAGCGGCTTACAATAACCGCAAACGGGACACCTTCCGGTCCTCCCGCTCCAAAGAATCCGACGTGATTAGCGCCACTGGTGTTACCCGGTGGATCCAACGACTCAATCGGCACCAAACTCGTAAAGTTTGAGCTTGCTGGCGATCCGGATGGAGCGTAAAAAGTAAGAGTATTCATTGTGGCCTCTCCTGGTGACTAGTCACCTATGTTATACACTAAATGTTTAGGACGGCTGCGCGCCCACTGAGAATTACGTCGGTGGCAGCTACCTGGTTAATATGAACGATCTGGAAAGATGAGTTCATCTTGGCGAAGTAAGATGGTCCAGCAAATCGTGTGGTAAAATACAAGTAATGCAAGCTGGTCACTGGATCCCATACTGCGGGACCATACGTATCAACTGTGGACGGCGTCATCGGCACGTCTGGAGCAAAACTGATGGTCGCCGAACCCGCTGGTGTAATCGCCATCGAGTTTGGAATTGTGAATTGGTTGTTCGTCGTTACGGATAATCTGATCTTCCAGCTAGGGTAGAAACCAACAATATAGGTTGTTGACGAGTGTGACGTAGAAGGTGTTAGAGTTGAAGTTCTCGCGACCGTGCTAATGGGCGCGAACTTATCATTCTTGGGTAGGATCGGAATCTGTAATGCACCAACATCACTCCATTGAATATACGTCGAGCCGTTAATATGCACAAAGCCATGACCGGGCTTGCGATTGAAAAAGAACGACATGATGTTTCCGATATCGTAAGTGTCAGAAAAGAACTCGATGTTCTGTGAGTAAAAGAGTGGTGACTCGGGAGGGTCTAGTTCGATCCATTGGAATTCGCCGTTGGCTGGGTTTGTTCCCTCTCTGTAGACATGTCTCTCGAAATCAATAGTCTCTGTTCTCTTGTCTCCACCACCAGAACGATCCTGACCTGGACATACCATACGATCTAGGGCTCCCCACTCGTTATATGCCTTGAACCATACAACTCCGTCCCCCGCCGCGTTGATATCTCCAATAGTCCATGTCGTGCCACCATACAAATTAGGCTGATATGAAGTCACAAATTCTTGCGACCAATTGGCTGGTGATAAAGTATTGTCTAGAGTTGCCCAGTCGACTATCGACAAACCATTTGATGTATTAGACGAGCTTACACCACCAAACGCATAGATGGTGTTTCCATTAACATACTTCAGTGTTGATGAAACGTTCCCACCTCGCGGGCTGGTCTCTGATCCAACGAAGTGACCGAACACCTTTTTACCATTGATGAGACTTCTACCTACCGCTAGGTTGTTAGCATTGAACTCACCTAGACCATAAAGAAGCCTGCTTGTGTTATGAACTCCAGGATGAGCAATTCCATTCTTGTTGATGCCACTAGTTGCTGAGTAGTTAGCAGGATAGTTTTGAATGACCAAGCCACTACCGCCATCATCAGAAACATCTAGAAGATAAACTGTATCGTCCGTCAAAGGGCCAGGAACGTTATAGATCGCCTGCCTACCAGATGCGTTGATACATCCACTATTCTGAGTCTCGTAGTATCTGTTAAGTTCCTCACCCGCTGGGAATTGAGCCCATTCAACGTTCTCTCTAAATGTTCCTTGCGGTGCCGCAAACTGTCCGGAACCTGTGAGGAGCTTAATGCTCGTCCCTGCCACAAGTCTATCACCAGTGATGATCATACCGCCAGATGTAGCTGCATCAAAACCAAGCTTGCCAAAGTTCTCTTTGTCTAGGTCACTGAATGTTGGTAGATTACCATCCACAAGAACCGCTGGGAATACTGGCTCTAGTGGTATGTCACTAGGTCCGACCCTTGGTTCCTTTGGACGGGTGAATGGCTGCCACATCACTTCATCAAGGTCAATGTCTTGGAACTGTTGGGCACCTAGCTCAACCGTGTCGCCAGATGTGACCAAGCTTGATGGAGCAACTGGCACCGTATTCACTGGCGCGGGATGCACATACTCTAGATCGCTTGTTCCTGACGCACTTGTGTTGGGAATGTCGTAGATCGCACGATTACGCTGCATGTGTGCAATGAAGAACTCATCTGCCGAGTATTGAGAGTCCCCGGCGTGAAGGGCTGTAACTTCTTCTAGCAGGGTCCTCATATCGAGGATGTAGTCTGCGTAATGTGGAGTCGCAGCCTCATAGCCACTAGCATTTAAGGTCGGCTCAATAGACTGAGAAAGTCCTGCATCCCTATTGATGTAGAGCTTGATCGGAGTATTTACTGGATGGCTACTAGCTGTCGTAAATAGACGCTTATCAAGCAGTAGACCGAAAGCCGGGATAGAGAAGTAGCGCCCCTCATACGCTACTAGATCTTGGAGACCAAGCCTGAATGGTTCGCGTGAGTAAGGATATGGTCGATGTAGAAATTCAAATCCGCTTGGGCACGTCATGATTTATGATAGAAATTCAATGATCTTTTCATGACAGCAAGAACAGGATGGGCAATCTGTATCGCTATAGTGAGATAAAGTTTCGTCTTTTAGATTCTGCCTAGCCAATCCTCTTCGTTTTAAAATACAGAATCTACATGTCATGTATTTGACACTATAGAAATCGGAATACGGTCTTGTCTCGTTACAACTACGACATTCCTTTTCTCCCATCCTGCCATCCATATTATTCCACCCCAATTGCCGTAGACACAATTCCCCATGAACCGCTTACAGCCCAAACTGCATTATAATGCCCCGGCATGGTATAATCATGTGTCTTAACAGAATTGGCGAACTGCGTTCCGCTAGGTGTCTCCATGCTATTCATCAAGCTTTCTTGCTGATCGCAGAAGTTCGTATATTCTAATATACCACTTGTCGTTTCTAGGTCGGCGTGATGAGTGAAGAATACTCGATGGATAGCACTGCCACTTAGTGGTGTCCCAGAAATTGAGATAGACGGCAAGCTAGCAAGATATGTTCCAGATTCAGAACCACTTGGAACAAGCAAGAATTCTCTCACGCAACTAGAACGATACCCATAGCTATCCAATACTTCAATTGCTACGTTGTAGAGTCCCGGAGTTTCAAAAGTCCTTGATGCTTGGTATAGACCACTGAATGACACTCCATCAACTAGGGTTCCATCTTCACCCTTCTTGAAGTCGGCGAACGTAAACCTCACCTTGCTGACATCCTTCTGATCCTGGGCGATGCCGCTTCCCTCTACCGTCAAAGTATAAGGAGTTCCAGACGCAATCAAGCCGACCTCTGGCATTTCCAAAGTGCAGACCGGTGGTTGGGTTATTCTGATTACACCGAGCCTAGAGTCAAAGCCATAGATCTCAGTCTTTTCTACACCAAGACGTGCGTCAAAATCCTTTGAGGTTACAATCTCAAACGTGAGGGTTACATCAAACTCATCCAGTGTCTGACATGCACCAAAGGTATAGGATCCGAGTAGTCCGCTCACGATACCAAGACCGTGCATGAAGTGACCAAATATACCGCTTTGAGAAGCTATACCATGGGTGAATCCACCAGTCAAGCCACTAGCGAAAGCGCGACCATGAATAAAGCCACCATACTCATTGACGATGCCGGACACACCACTGATACTACCACCGAATAGATCAATGTCTTGACCTAGACCATGCATGTATGCGCCGATCATACCCGACACTATTTCCTGGTTGATACCACTCATCCACATACCATACGTGGAGTTGATAGTTCCAGCGTTACTCGTGAAATTGTAGGAATTTGCTGCTAGTCCAGAAATCTCAGGTAGGGTCAATACCCTACTGAATAGCATTGTGTCATCTAGAACACCAGAGAATGCGCTACCGCCATTGACGGCATTACCCTCTTGGTCTCCACGACCACCAAGCGAGAGACCAGAGTTGTTCGCTACAATCTCCCCAAGTGGGGTGAATGAGGTGCCAGCATAGCGACCATTGACGATCACACCAAACTCGTTGTTGTCTTGATCGTAAGTAACAGCTAGATGATTCCATTCTTGTGGAGCTAGATCACCATTCTGTCCAGACACACTGCTATTAGCCGCAAGTGCTTGTGCGGTAAGTGAACTTTGAGGTGTGAATACCTTGATGCCGGTTGGTGATGCGGATGGACCACTTCCCTTATTCATGATTACATGAAGATCGGTAGCACTGGGGATGGGTGGCTTGAGCCAAGTCAACATGGTCCACGATTGGGTTCCAGAGCCAAGATCAAGACGGCGAGATCCTGGGTTTGATGGAATTGTATCTAGGTATTCCAATCGACGGACTACGACACCACTAGAGTGGACAGACCCTTCCACACCGACCTTATGCCCGTCAGTATTGATTGGGAATAGGGTATTGTTTTCCCTACCGAAGTCTAGAACCTTATTTCCAGCCTTGTCAAACTTCCAGTGGCTGATATTAGCTGGGTCCGTAACCGACACATCCCCACTGACCAAGACGATATCATCGATAGCTCCACGCTTGGTGCGAATCCAACTAGCGTCATCTAGATGACCAAGATGCATGAACGCCAGTCCCATCCTGGTGGTCTGTGGGAATCCATAATCTAGATTTGGAGCATTCAGGATACTGAATCCACTAGCGCCCACTGCCTGTGGGATCTGATCAGATAGTCCGAATGTTTCATCAATAGCGTATCTTACCTCTACCGTCTCACTCAGTTCAGCTTGCACCACCTGAGCCCGTAAGGCAAAACCTGATGAGAACACATTGCAACCAATGAAGAATGGGCTGTTGAATGGCACCTCGTTTTCGGAGGTGTATTCAACTAGTGATGATGCGCTATCTCTAAACTTGATGTGTGGTTTGTTGTCTTGAATACCAAGGAACCACGACTGCTCTGTGGATACCTGTGACCATGCTCCCATGATCATATGATCACCGTCTAGACCACTACTACCATGTCCCTCGGAGCCTAAATCGCCAGAAGGTAGGTATACCCAAGCGCCAGCGGAGAATCCGCTCGTAGCAAACAGATTCTGTGCGGAGGCATCTAGGTTATCCCCATGAAGAACTCTCTCAAGCGACATCATAGATCCGCTAAGTGAGACATTCAATCCGCTACTCACTGACGAAAGTTCTGTGTTGAGTCTACCACCAAGCGTAAAGAGACCACTAGTGTTGGTCAGGTGATGTGAATACCAACTATGATCATCTAGCCTAATGCCAGAAACAAATGTTGGGTCATAGTTTACGAATTCGTCCAAAGGCCAGTATCCCACCAACGCCTTTTGCGGAGTGCTAAGAACTGGTCCTGGTGCCGGGGTCGCAATATTGGCTAGACCGAATCCAGACATCTCTGGGATAGACAAGATCCTATTGTAAACAGCAAAGCTGTCGAATTCCACCGACCGCACATTCTGCGGGGCAAATCCAAACCAACCAGCCTCTCCGTCTAGTCCGTCTGATGCAAATCCAGATGCTGATGAGATTTGCTGGGTCATCTGAAAGACCGTCTTCGCATCTCTGACCATATACATCTGGCCACATTTGACATCGAATACACCAGCCCATAGATGCCAGCCGTCATCACCTGTATCAAATTCCGGATCCGAAACAGATGACGAATTACTTAAGCCAAGTTGACCGCCATATGAATTTGTCGCATCGCTGTTTCGTGATGTAAATCTAACGCTAGGTAGTGTTCCTATGCCTGTTCCACTAGCTAGTGCATTGACGGATAACGCATTTGTATTACCACCGACACCACCATTTTGAGACTCGGCAAAGAAATTATTGTGACGACCATCACGACCGAACCATCCAAATCCACCACCGACAAGATTCGTGCCAGTGGGAACTGACCTCATCCATCCAATAACAGTCATACCCTCATCTACGGTATGTCCACTTGGGAATAGTAGGGAGAGACCACTGTTCGCTGGAATCAGCGGATATGCCTTTGACGCCCGTAGGGCTTCACCACCAGTAGCGCCTAGGATGCTTTGGTCACCCAGAACCCTAATCGCACGACCGCCCCCTATGCCATCGACAAACGACATCTGAGATGGAGTTCCACTAAGAGATAGGTTTAGTCTTGGGTCAGTTAAGGTATCTGGTGCTGTGTTATCACCATTGTCACTATCAAATCCCCAGTATGCTACTAGACCGCTTGACTGAGGAAACTCTGGAACGAATCCACTGCTTTCCGGATTGGACGTTTCGATATACCGCATGCCGCTAAGTGCATAATGCGCGATTTGATCCTGATCGAGATTACCATCTGCTACATATACGACTTCGTCAATCTCTCCACCGTTAGGTAGGTGTCTATTAGTTGTCGTGCCATCTCTAACTCCTTCCGAGCTAGACCCAAACGTCATCGGGTTGCCACCAATTCCTGGCCCGGCGTAGTTTGCAACGATGTTTGGCCCTCTGAACATTATGGAGCTAGATCCGATGATACCGCTCTCGGCAGTGCCGACCCAAATCGTCATCTGCCCACTGCCATTAGCAGTAAAGCTACGGTTCTCTTCTACGTCTTCTCTTCTAACCTGAGCGGCGAAAAAGAATGGTTCATATGGATTACCCGGAAAGTTAGGGACAGCCTCGTTTCTAACCGCAGCATCAACAAACCATCCTGGGTCGTTGGTAACAGTAACACCATGAACAATTGAACCGTTGAGTGGACTGATAAGGTTGGCTTCCGATGCCATAATGAGAGAAATAGCCATTGAGTCGCCGGGTGGGGAATGACTAGCAATGTCCTGCCATGTCACACGCCACTGCACCATGCTTCCCAATCCACCCTCTTGAGTGGATCGACTAACGATGTTTTGTGCTGTGCTAACTCCTGGCGACTTCCTTCCTGGGCGACACCAGCCAATGACGGTGAACCCAGAATACATTGCAACTCCGTGACTAAGAGTTCCATGTGTCTCATTAGAAGCGGCGTAATTTTCGATTACGGTATCTGAAGGAACATAAATCGTATCAGCGTTAGCTCCATCATCCCAAAGAAATCTGATGCCACTTCCGTCGAGTGCCCATGGGGCTAATCCCGACGTTGGTTGTATTAACGCTTCAGGAGTATCAGAAATGAAGTATGGCTTAAGGTGATGCTTCTGAGGACCAGAATCAACTAGAAGACCAGAGAGATAGTTAGTCGAGGTCTGCTCTTCCGGAGTCTGGAAATTATTCTTAGGCGTATCGTCGCCAAAGCGCCACCAGCCTTGAATCAGGGGGTTGTCACTTCTCCAATAATCGTAGTTCGATCCGTTAGGTTGCCACTCGCGTGTCATTGCTTGCTCCTATGTATAATGGATCTGCACTGAAGCGATGTAGAATCTCGCCTGAGTCATCTAGAACGTCCGCGTTTACTGACTGCAAGCATAGCGAATTAGCGTCGAATGGCAGTGGGTTATGAAGTGGGATATGACAGATCTTACCACTCTCATCAGTAGGGTCTAGGTGCTCAACCAAGTAAACAGAATCTCCCATACCGAATGAATGGTCATGCCTATTATCAGTTTCTACGATGCCTTCCATCGTGAGCACAAACATCTTTAGGTCCGTTATCCTTTGCACTACTCCAGCCCTCATGTTGACACTTGACATTGCCGTGAACGATACTATGGTCTTTGGCTCTTGAGATTTTGGAAGCTCTATCGTGGCGACATGCTTTCTCTCGCGGCTGAATAAGTCCACGAACCTTAGTTCTAGAGTGTAGATACTAGTGTCTTGTTCGTCATGAGAATGAATCAATCGTGACGATGCATCTAGAAACCTACTCTTCATCCTTTCAAACCCCATCCTAATAAATAGCCACTCCCCCAAAGGAGGAGCAGCCATGATCCAGTCTACTGCCGATTAGCCCACGGTGAATGGGTTCGTCGCAGTCACTTCGTTTACCGACAAGCGGCTCACAAAGATCGCAGCACCGAGAAACGCGCCACTGGTGACATTTACGTCACTGTAGAGCAATAGCGTGCGAGACTTGCTCATACGCATGCGGTTTGCACGGTTGGTGCTGGAAGTTGCATTGATAGTTGCCATGTTTCCTCCTTAAGGTTAAGAACTAGTTCTTGCTAGCGGGGAGAACATCCCCACGT